TCAAATTCATCTTCTGGAGAGCACTTTGCTATACCTTTAACTGGTTTACCAGCATATTCACTTATAGCTGTAACTGTTCTATTGTCTTTATCAATAATATAAGAATAAGTGTAGTTATATAATTTTTTCATAATTTATTCCTTTTGTTTTTCTTTATATAAATATTATATTATAAATTTTATTTAAAATCAATAAAAATTATTATTTAACAAGATACATATCATCTACTTAGGAGAAAAATTATTTGTAAACTTTCAAAATAATAATATTTACTAATTTGCTGAAAATGTATCTTTAACGGTGAGTGAAGGGGTCGAACCTTCAATCCCTTATCAGGATAACAACTTAGCAGGTTGCCGCATTAACCATTCTGCCAACTCACCATATTTATTAATGGGCGCTCTTATTATTGCAATAAGTTCTCTTAAATGAGAGATTTTTTGCAAATCTTTAGCGTCCATAAAAATTTAATTACATTTAAGGACTTTTTGTTCTTAGAGATGAAGTCCCGAACTACTAAGAACCATTTCATATAAATGTAATGTTCCAGCTACTTCGCAAAACTGGATGCTAAATTAGTATTTACATAAGTCTCGTATATTCCTTACGCTGAACCTATCTCTTTCTAATTTAGACTGGTGTTTTATGGAATATTTTTGACGAAGTTTTTAAAACGGTTTGCAATTTTATTTATACTCTCTTTAGCCTTAACCTATTTTAGAGTGTTTTCTAGTCACCTTATCTCAATAAACAGTAGTATTTAAAGCATTTTAAATAAAACTATCCAACTATTAATTCCCAAATTAATAAAAAGTATTGAAATATTTGCTGTGAGTGACTAATGCGGGAAGAGGGATTTGAACCCTCATGGACCTAGCCCAACGCATTTTAAGTGCGCAGCGTATACCTTTTCCGCCATTCCCGCTTATTGGCATATTTTTTATACGGTATATGCCTTACCGCTGCCACCATTACGCACTGACTATGCGGAAGATTTCTCTTCATTGACTTTTACTATAACAACCCAAAGTCATTAAGGCGGTTATAAGGTTCGCTACTCACTCTAGCGCGTCACTCTCTTCAAAGAATATTTCCGAATATCTTTAAGTTTGTTTAAGCCAACCAAGTGACGAGGAAATATTAATGCCATCTCTAAAACTATCCTACAATGCCAGTTTCATAATAACTAACACACGCTTTCTTTCAGTTCATGGATTAGAACCAAGATATTGTTTTACTTCATCTCTTGTTTTGAAGTATCATGATATAAAAGTTAGACCAAGTAGACTCTTACTTGTGGTAGAGCTTGTTAACAATCTCTATAAATCTAACTAGTGGGCAGAGAAGGACTCGAACCTTCGATGTTTCTGATGTCAGGATTTTACAGACCCCTACCCTCGCCGCTAGGTTACCTGCCCAAGTATATTGGGGAATTATCCCCTGACTTAGTTTTACGGACTAAATCTTCGAGACTGCGCAGTCTCCGCCGTGTTTTCTTTAAAGTCTATATTCCTTCAAGACTTGGTTCTTATTTATGTCCTCCCCATATGGCAGGTTTTCTTAAATGGTTTCCTCATTATCCCAGTGCATTTATATACCGAGCTGAGATTGACGCGGTTGGAATCCTATTCTTTATCATTAGATTGCCATCTAACTAGAGCTTGTACTTCGCTCTCCCAATTACTTCACATTCTAATTGGTAAGACGTTATTGAACCTTGGAAGGAGCGACCTTCTCATATCAATAAATTCTGATGCTGGACTCGAACCAGCGGTTTCGGGGCTACCGACGTTTTATCCCATTAAACTAATCAGACTTTAAACAGATTATGCTACCTTCTCCCATCTGTTATGGAACCAACTAGTTTTTATTTTATAAACTATTTTAAATAAATAAAATAGAACTCGTTTAATTTTTTCTTTTTATTATATAAATATTATAATATATATTTTATTAAAAATCAATTAAGAATTGTAGCAATTTTTTTATAACAGAAAACTGCTAAAAACTGAGAAAGTGGAAAGAAAAAGTAATAAATTATTTTAATAAAATCCTACATACCTACAGACGAAGATTATAACTTCATTTTATTTTAATAATACGTGCTATTTACACTAGTCTGTTTTATGGAACGATTTTATTTAAATTGTGCAATACCAGTATTTGCACCACGGTATTCAGGCACCCGTGTTTTCGTCGACTCTGGATATCCTGCCTTCATTCGTCATTATTTAAAAGGAAAAGAAAATGACAACCAAACCTACATTCACCGATATTTCGGAATATATCCTCTTGATATATTAAGTCACTCTTGTTCTGGGAAAGAGAACCTTCGACAGAATTTACTTATCTCTATTCTAGTTTCGAAATAAGCATCATTCTATCTATTGCTACGCATCAGAATTGAACTGATTTAACCAAGCTTATGAGGCTCGGTGAGATATCCAACCTCCCGCCAGCTATATTTAATTTGATTATTTTGTATGTCAAGCAATGTTATCATCATAAAAGTTATTTTCTAACCACGTTTACTTTCAAATTGCGTTAAGTCTTTAACTACCTTTGCTTAATAAAGGTGCTATTATTAAATAGCTGTTGGTTGACAAAGCCAAATAGCGTGTATGGGATTCGGACCCATGTAACTACCTTGAAGGGGTAGCTTCTGACACCACTCGAATAACACGCCAGATTAATGGCACTTTATTTTATAAGGTGTGCCTACCTTAAAAAGAGAGGGTTAAACAAAAATTTTTCTGTCTGTATTGCTCTTGTAAGATTTGAACTTACATTAAAGTAATAAACTTTTGTCTTATCATTAAACGAAAGAGCATTTGCAAGTGCCTCGAAGAGAGCTGCTAAAAATCTAGGCTTTGATATTTGGACTTGCAATCTTTGGGGTAATGTCTTATGCTTGAGCTGCATTACCCCACCTTCTAAAAAACATTTTATTTATTTATCTTATATAAATATTATATTATATTTTTTTAATAAAATCAATTAAGAATATTATCTTCCATGAAAGTAATATAGCCTTCGAGTCAGCCAACTGCCAATTTATTGGATTTCAGTGCGTTTATTATTCCTCCCGCACACTTTGGATGACCTATTATCTAGGTAAACTGGGAAGGTGGGGCTTGAACCCACGACACCACGATTAATCAAAAATTAAGATTTGAACTTAAACCAATTCCCATTGTTCATCAGTAAAATTATTTATATCTTTTTTTCTACTTGGTAAATTTTCAGTTTTACACCATTTAGTAATTGCTTTATCACTAACTCCATATTGTTCTCCTATCTTTGTAAAAGGAACTGTTCTAATAAGATGTTTTAAAGTATCTCTATCTGGTCTTTCAACTATTCGAGATTGTTTTTTATAACAATCTTCACATAAACCACTTTTAGAATATCTTGTAATTTCCTTGCCGCAATTTGAACAAAAATACATTTTTTTATTTTGCAATTGTCCTTTATTTTCTCTTAATTGATTAGCAATATCTTCATTATAAACTTTATACTTATATAATTCTTCCTCAGAAAAAAGTTTATCGTGAATTTCTCTATGGCAATTTGCACAAACTAAAATACATTTTTTTATTTCTGCTAAATCTTTTTCTAAATCATGGCAAGTTCCATTAGAAGAAATACCATATAATTTTTCTTCAGCATTGATATGATGAAATTCTAAAGCTGAATTAGTTTTATGATAACCACATATATTACACTGATTACCACATACCTTAATTAAATTATCTTTTCTTCTTCTTCTATAATTACTTGTTTCTGTTGCACCCATATTTTTCACTCCTTTATTTTTCATACTGTATATGAAAAATAAACCGATATGATTAATTACTGTTGTCCAATGTTCATTTATGCTACTTAACACCATTTTTGCACAGTCGTGTGCTCATACCAACTGAGCTACATCCCAAAATTTCAAACAAGACACTTTATTTTTAAATTAAATTAATAACTATTACTTTTAAATATAAATTTGATATTCTTTTTAAAAATTGCAGTATGTGTCTTTATTTTTTCTTTTGTTTTATTATATTAATATTATAATATAATTTTTTATTAAAATCAATTAAGCACTTTTGATAAATTATTTTTTTCTTTTTGTTTATATAAATATTATAACAAAAATTTTTTTAAATTTCAAATATTTTATAATTATAATGAAGAAGCAATTCTTTAATATTTTTATATCCAACTAGATTAAAACTATGGCACTCAAAACCATCAATTTTAATATTATTTGCAACAATATACTTTGCTAAATCATATCCAGTCTTTTTTCCGCCTAAATCATGGTCAAAAGCTACAAAAACAGTTCCATCTAGCTTATTATCTTTAACTTTATCTAACCAATCTTTGGCTTGATTATAAGTTTTACAAATTATTATTTCTTCAAAAACTGATTTCATCTTCTCTGGAACTGCTCTTTCATCATCAATCCATAATAAATATTTCCATTTCACATAATCACTTCTTTCTTTTCTTTATATAAATATTATATCAAAAATTTTATATAAAATCAAAAGAAAGAAAATAACTAAATATTTTATTTAAATTGATGTTGCTCTATTTGAAGGCGACAACCTTTTACTCGTCTGCTAAAAAAATAATAATCATTCATTTCATAATAATTATTATTATAATATATTAAAGTATTTCCTTCTAAAACATACATAGCTGCCTCTAAACATTCTTCTGGCAATTCCCCATTATCATATAGTTTTAATGCTTTATTTAAATTTCCGTCTGTTACAGGAGTAAATTGACCAGATTGATAAATTACATCATGGATTGAGTTTTCAAAAATCTCTGAATTAACTCTATTCATAACCACAATACCTACAGCTTGCTGTCCAGCTTCGCATTGATTGCCAGCTTCCGCATAAATAATTGATGCCATATATCTTAAATCTTCTGCATCAAAATCAACTTCCTCTTGTTCTGTATTTTCTTCTATTGTTTCTTCTTCATTAGTTTCTATTTCTATTATTTCTTCTTCTTCAAAAGCAGTATCTTGTATTAAAGATTGAAAATCTACTACTTCTATTTGTAAATCTTGTGTTGGCAAGGGATTAAATAATGATAACACAAAACTCATTACATTAATTCCTAAAAAGTATTTAATTTTCATTAGTTTGTTTTCTTACCTTTCTTCTTAATGTTTTGCGAAATTTCTCAAAACCTATACAAGAACAAGTAGAAAATAATTAAAAGCCAAAAAATATTATTTTCTATAGTACAAGACTAAATATTTCTGTCTATTTCCTTTTAGTACATTTCTCCCAATAATTTAAAAAATTTTGTTTATCTGGATACATTTCTCTAATCCGAGATAAATTCTCATAGTCTTGAATAGCTTGCTCTCTAGTCCAGACTTCTTTCCACGTACTACAATGCGGTTTGAGCCGCCTATACGCTCCTCCGTCTGGGATTTCCGCAAGTTTATCGTGTCTAAGTTTTCGATTAGATAGACGATAATCCTCTTTCTCTTGAATGACGATTGGAAATTTTTTATAAGACCTACTCATATATAATACCTCCTTAAAAGTATTACATAATAATCACTCCTTTATTTCTCCCATTGGTGTCTTACTTTTCTTTGGGTTTTCCAATTTTTTTCAACAGTAGTATAGTTCCACTCTTCAACTTCTTTGTGACTACCTCTATTGTATTTTTTATACTCTGGATTAGCATACATAGCTAATAAAGCTTTTTTATGATTATGCGGTGATTCATCTTTCCAACCCCTAGATTTATGAATCCCCTCAACAGGCTCTCGCCTAAACATGCCTTTATAAATACGTTTTTTAACCCAATAAGAACGTTTCTTATTAATATAAGATGGTTTATTTTTTAAATATTTTATAAAATAATCCCAAGCCTCATTACGATATACCTGTGGAGTAATTCTTCTTCCATGTCCATCCCAATATTCATAATTGAGTCTATTGTTAAAATACTTATCACAAAATAATATAGAATCATAAAATGAGCCTTTAAAGCCTTCTGCTAAAAAAGCAATTAGTTCTTTTTCATTATTAAATTTTTGAATTTTATATTGATGCTTCCAACCTATTTCATAACCTACATAAATAGCATCGTCATTCATTATATTATACATAGTAATTCTCCTTTATTTTATTTTACTTACTTACTACATATAAATAGAAAGTCTGAGATTTGAACTCAGCATCTCTGGCGTATCAGACCAGTGTACTAACCAACTATACTAACTTTCTATAATCCCAAAGATTTAAGCGGCATCTCTATACTTGGGTAGTTTTATATGGATTTCGCCATAGGAAAGTTTTATTTATATACGTTCTTGAAAAATATCTGCTTAAAGTAGATATCCCGCATCCGCACTCTGCAGCCATAACGGCACCAGTTTTAAAGACTTCTGGATTGTCTGCTGATTATAAAATAATATTACAAGTTTTATGAAAAACTAAATAATAAAATTAGCCTTTCTTGACATGGAATTTATCCAATTTTTATATTTTCTTTCATCCTCTTGTTTATCCCAAGAGTAGAGTAAGACATTCTTTTTAAGATTGTAACTAATATGACTTGCATTAAATGTTTCTTTTAACATCAATACAAAATCTGCGGGAGCCATGCCTAAAAGGCGACATGGCAACCACCAATTATTAGAGCCGCCAGCTAAATTTTCCACATCTCCGCAGTGCCAACGTCCAATACCATCTTCCCATTCATTACACTTATATAAGTGACTCATTACTGTGTTAAACCTAACTTTGCACAGAGGTCTGCAACTGCTTGCTTCTCTTCTGCGGTTGGTTCTGCTACAGAAGTTTTCGTAACTGGAGTTGAAGCTGATGCTGCCTTAGTTTCACTTAATACTGCAACTCTGCTATCATTTTCATCATTCTCAACATTGGTTTTCGCACAAGTCAGAGTAACTTTTATTTGGACTGGCTCTCCATTCTCAAGGACTGGAATACGTATCTCTTTATCATACTTAAATGAACCCTGAAATGTCTCAAGAATTTTTGCGATTATTTCTTCCTTTGCTATACTTCCTTTTGCTGCCATAATTATTTCTCCTTTATTTTATTCTTTAAACTTCTTTGTGCATTTTAAAAAATACTGGAACGCCCATAAGCTCTGTCGTATTTTCATATCTACAATCTCCAAGATTAGAAACTATATTAGCCTCTCCTACGGTATCTGAATCTGCCGCCCAATAAGATGCTGCTGGAGTATTTGATTCGTGCCTTCCTTTTATTCTAGCTAAATTTCCATATAATTTATACCAAGCAAAATATTCATTTTTATTTTTCCTTTCATCAGTCCCAAATAATTGACAGATATCTGGAATAAATAAATAATCTATATCTATTAATGTATTTTCATCAAAAAATATTATATTATTGTAGCTACCTGTATTATAAATTTCTATTAAAATATCTATAATATGATTATAGTCAGATTTCACAAATATTTCATCAAAAGAAAAAAAATAATCATTTTTATCTATATGAACACATGTACATGGGTGACCACCAATAAAAATTCTGCCTCCAACTGAAATATCATCATCATTAATCATCTTTTGTAATAAAGATTTATTTCTTTGTGTTTTCTGCTTAGGATATGATATCATTACTATTATTTCTCCTTTATTTTATTATATAAATATTATAATATATTTTTTATTTAAAATCAATTATTATTTATTTTTTTTAATCATAATATTTTTATCTTCTAAGGTTGCCGCTAAGTGTTCAATAGCTTCACATATTCTACAGCTTTTACATTTTTGACAGCGTTTTCCACACTTAATTCTATATTCTGCAAATTGCGGCAATATAAATCTACTATCAAGAGTGTCATTATTAAAACTTAAAATTACTTCACTAAGCTTCCCCATCCATTTCTTATCTATAGCATAAATTTTATAATAAGTCTCAATCGAATCTTCCTTACCAAAAAATTCCATTACATCTACATATGGTTCATATGTATCTATATCATCAGGACGAATAAAGAATTTTTTTAATGCGGGAGTGCCGCTCCATATGGATTGAGCTACATTTGGAAATACTCTTATCTTGATCCCCGCGCCATGAAGTAAGGCTGCCGCTTTATCTATTTCAAATCCCATATCTTCTACTAAATATACATCTGAAGGATTTAACTCCATGATTCCATGTAAAAAATCCCAATTATTTACAAAGTCAGAAAAGAAGTATTTATGCTTTATTTCATTCTCTTGTAATAATTGCAATAATTCTTTAACATTATTTTCTTTACAATGTCCTAATAAAAAGGCAAAGTTAATCTCTGGATGTTCTATAGCTATTGCATTAAAGATTTTTATGCAATCATGAGCAATAAAATCATCTGCGTCTTGAATTGATATAATAATTCTTTGATTAGAATGAAGTAACATAAAATCTAATAATGATGCATCTGTTCTACGGAAATTAATCTTTATTTCATCTACATCATTGATATATTTAAAATTTCTTTTATAGTCTACGCAATATTTCATCTTTTTTCCTCATCAAAAATAAGGGATGGTGTTTGCCATCCCTAAATTTTCAGTTCTTATTAAGCCAGCTTGTAAGCAACGACCTTTCTGCCATCTGAAGTCTTAATGGTATCTTTTACTACTGTTTCAGCCTTAACTAGCTGTGCAAGTCTTGCAACAATCTTAGCCTTAGTAATACCCTCACCATCAATCTGCGCAGTAATGTCATCTGCTGACTGAAGCTCATCTGTTACCACTGAAAGAACAACTCCTCTGAGTTCATCTCCCTCAGCTTTCTTCTCAGCAGCCTTCTCCTGTGCCTTAGCCGCCTTTGCGTCAAGTAACTCTACCTGTTTATCAATAAAAGCAAGAACCTCGTCCTTTTGCTCGCTATCTGAGTTCTCAACAATTCCCTTAATAATAGCATAAAACTCTTTCTTTGTAGTCTTTCTGTCTGCCATCTTAAAAATCTCCTTTTCTTTAAATTATTAATTTTCATTTCTTTATGTATTTATTATATCAAAAATTTTTTCAAAAATCAATCCTATTATTTAATCGCCCTTGTAATTTTTTTTATCTCTGCTTGGGAGAGCGTTGAAGCTGCAATCCCGCACTCTTCACATGTTTGATAAAAAACCTCTTCAGGCATAGATGAATATGGATAATTTTTAACTTTTTTAATTATCTTTTGTATTTTACTTTCTCTTGTATCTAAGTATCCTTCAGCCTCTGCCATATAAAGTCCATAATCTATATTCATAATTACATACTTTCTATTAAAAATGTTTCTAATTGAAGAATACCTTTTTCAATCCAAGTTACTGATAAAACTTCACAATCATAAGCAGGTGACTCATAAGCATCTGTAGAAGTAATAATATAATCTGTAATATTTTTATTTTTTAAAAATGACTCAACAAAATCACTTAGACTTAAATCTTCATTATTATATTTACAATAATAACCTTCTGTAAGATATCCAGCCTTTTCTATTTCATTATATAATTCGTTTACAAATTTTGATTCTATTCTTTCCATATTATTATTCCTTCTTTTCTTTATTCTTTATATAAATATTATAATAAAAATTTTATATAAAATCAATAATTATATTTATTACTAACAAAATATTTATATTTTTTAGGCTGTAGCTGTCTATAATAATAATTATCTATAATTGCTGACTCATGAATATCTATAAAACCGCTATGATAATAAGGCTGCCCTTGTTTATCTTTAATATAATCTATAAGAGTTTCAATATTGTTTATTTCTTTTATCATTTTTTGAATTTCTTCACTTGCCATATTATCTCTCTCCTTTATCTTATATAAATATTATATAATAAATTTTAATAAAAGTAAAGAAATGATAAAATTGATTTAAAAATTGCCAAAAGGCTATTTCATTCCTGCACGCGGGTGTTTACTGCCCTAGCAGATAAAAGAAAAAAAGAGCAAATTTATTACTCTTTTTCTTCAAAATTATTCAAATATAAATCAAAACTATATGCAGTCTCTGGATATTCTACTTTAAAACCAGTTGATGTATCAAATGTCATTAATCCTAATATTGATTTTCCATCAACTGTATATCTTCCTTTAGTGCAAAGAACATTTCCATCAACTTTTGATGCCTCTCTAATAAAAGAGGTTATATCTGAAATACCATTAATTTTAATTGTTTTATTTTTCATATTTTCCTCCAAAGAAATAGGGCTTAAACAAGCCCCAAAGATTAATTGTGATATTTAAGTAAAAACTCGTTACTAACTGCTTTGAAACTTTTAGTTCCGTCTTGAGAGCGGAATACCAATCCTTCCCGCATACCGCCATCGATTGCGGAATCCGCAGTTGCAATATTAAGTAACTCTTCAACCGTATCAGGCAAAATAAATTTCTCATCTACTATTGGCACCCAAGGGATACCATACTCTGCCATAATAGCTGCTGCTTCTACAGAATTTAAACGTCCTCTATCAGAGAAAATAAGATTAAATCCTGCAAACTCATGTTCTTTAAGAGAATATTCACGCTTTTGAATCCCAGCTCCATAGGTTTCTCCTTGTAAAGTTGCCCACTCCAAATTATATTTCTCTACTAAATCACCAAGCACATCCTCAAAATGATACTTTTCAGACATCTCGGTATATGGATTAAAATCATAGTAGCAATTCTTATCAGGTTTATCAAATACTACATTACGTGAGCAGATAAAATAATCATGCTTCTTTCTTCCAGTTTTTCGGTAAGTAGCTGTTGTTGAGCTGCCATCAATTTTCTCTGTAGCAATCCATTCTGACTTATCATTTAAAATCCATGACATGCACTGGACCCGCTCTTCATCTGTTTTCTGGACCCATGTAGGCCATGCGGTCTTCTTATCTTTCTTCTTACCAAAGAAGAAAAACATCACCTTTCTGCCCCACTCTCGTCTCATCATCCATTTTGCCCATGATTTCTTAAATATATCAGGTCTACGTTGAGACATTTTCTTATATTTGTCCTCAGAATTTGCCTTACGCCTATTATCTTCCTCAGCAGAATAAATAACTTTAAGTTCTTTAGTTAAAAATCTTGATTCATCATCTATTCTATGAATTTCTCCACTATCTGGAATTATAATAGCATTATCATCATACTTAGTCCAACCAAAATCTAAAGGATGCATAAGCAAACCTTGTGAAACGAAATTTCCAGCTCCGCCAAATGTATAGCGTTGAGTCTTAATCTTATAATGCTTCTTTTCAAGGAACGCAAAAACTTCTGTCTCTGGTACTTTTGAGTCTATCTCAAAATATACTCCAATCTCACCTCGCTGGAAGGTATTTTTCTTGACCATAATCTGCCAACCGCCTACAACCGCGGCTTCGCAATTATCTGAACCCTTAATAGGAATAATCGCGTCTATTTTCACCAAGTACGCGAGCTCTCTTTCTTGTCTCTCGTTTAACATTCTTTAAACCTCCTTATGCATTTTAAAAAATACTGGAACACCAATAGTATCATCAGTTTTTATTATATAATCATCTTGACCTGTGCTACTGACTACCATGCCATATCCAAAAGTATCATCATTACTTGTCCAATATGGTATTAATTTTTTAGAAAGATAATCTCCTTTCACTCTTGCTAAATTTCCATACCTTTTATACCAAGTAAAGTGCTTATCTTTATTTTTTTCTCCCTCAGTTCCAAATAATTGATAAGTATCTGGAATAAATAAATAATCTATATCTTTTAGTGTATTTTTATCAAAAATTGCAATTTTATTATATACTAAGCCTGTATTATAAATTTCTGTTAAAATGTCCACTATATCGTCCCATAAAACTTTAGCAAATATTTCATCAAAAGAAAAAAAATAATCATTATTATCTATATGAATACAAGTGCATGGATGATGACAAATAGCAACTCTATCTCCAACTTTTACATTATCACCATTAATTAATTCTTGTAATAAAGATTTTTCATCTTTTTCTCTAACATCTCTATCAGGATATTTCAGCATTATATATAGCCTCCTTCATATAAATTATGCGGAAGCTCGGTCATATGCTCGGGAATCGGGACCTTCCGCCAATCAACTTTATCTTCTCTTGGCTTCTCATTCCGCCAAACATCTAAATCATCTACGATAAAAGTATTCATTATATCCATTGTTAAGTTCCAATTAATAAAAGGATTTGTTTTGAAATAATCTAAAGGATAATTTTTATAATATTTAGTCTTTTTATCATAAACTCTTAATATAACATAAAGAATACCACCTGAGCCATCTCGAAATTGCTCCCATCTTGCTTTAACTTGCCTTACTACGAAACGTCCTCTCCAAAGGTCGTCGTTTTCACAGACTTTATTAAGTTCTCTAATCTTTTTATTTAAAGCGTGTTGATAAGATTTCTCCATTTTGTTCCTCATATTATTCCCTCCAATTATTCATAAACTTCATAATCCTGCATTTCTAAATATGCTATATCTTCAAATTCAAGAGGCTCTTCTCCTGCGTCATCTTCTTCATCAATAGTTCCATTTAAATTATAATCATCTACATCAAAAGCTCCATCCGCACGTTCCATTAAATATTTCTGCTTATCAACATCATTATATAAACTACTCCAGTTATTTAATCCCATAGCACAAAGAAAGTCTAATTTAATCTTTGCTGTTAATAAATTATCTAAATCCTTTTCATCTATAATGTACTTTTTTGCTAACATTTAAAATTCCTTCTTTCTTTTTATTTTATATAAATATTATATAATAATTTTTAATAAAAAACAATTAAGAGTAAAACTCTCGCTTTACTCTTATAGTTCTTTAACTTTCATCTTTTCGTTCATTACATCATATAAATCAACAGCAGAAGTATTATATAACATTAACTGACGCGGATTCTGGTATGTAGGAACGCCTATCTGACGTGGATATTCCCTAACTGCATGATAATGTCCCCATAATATAGCTTTATAATTCATTTGATACTCAATTTCACCTAAATACCGCTCCATAGTTTTATCTACAGTTGACTGGTCTAAGTTAAATATAAATAAATCAGTAGGCTCAAATGCAATAGGGCAAGTATGGGATAAAATTAAATCACATTCATAATTCATTTCTTTTATGAGGTCTTTTCCCATTTCCATTTCTTGGGCGGAAAGCTGTTCTGTAGGATTCCAAGTCCAGCCCATCATCACACGATAATATTTATCTACAGAGTATCCACCTGGCACTATTAGTGTTTTATAATGTTCTCCATTATAAGGAATATGATAAATATTTACATAATCCATAGCATATTTAATATATGGATAATCATTTTCTACATATACATAACTACCCCAAAAAGGTTCTAGGTGCCATTCTGTAGGATGCTTTATAGCTTGTTCTGAGGCACGTAAATCGTGGTTCCCGCGTATTATAAAAAAAGTAAAAGGAAATTTACCTAAATGTTTCTTTAACTCTTCATCTCGTTTATTCTCAAAGAAAAGAATCCCCGCATCACCCAGTATAATCATTGTTTTATCTGCTTCATTATACTCTTGATTAATATTGTGGCGCTGATGAAAATTTCTTATATATTTCCAATCTCCATGTAAGTCTGCCATTAAATATATTTTATCCATATTAATTGTTCCTTTTGAATTTATTAAATTTTTTACTATTTACTCCATTCTGGCACCCTCGACAAATTTCATGCTCATTACATTCATTAAGACAACACGCATACAAACTATCCTTCATATTAAATAATTCACAACAAATTTTACATTTTTTACCACATTTTAAATAATGTTTAGGCATAATTTCATCAAAATAGCACATTCAATTTTCTCCCTTTTATTTTTAATATAAATATATTATATCAAAAATTTTTATAAAAATAAAGGCGAAATTTCTTATCGTCTATCCTTTATAATGTATTTTATTAATATTTTCTATTGTTAATTCTTTTTCTTTATTTATTTGTTCTATTATTTGCTCTTCACTAGGAAAAACAAAATAAATACATTGTGAGTTACTATAAGAATCTCTCATATTTTCCAATGCCTTCATTCCATACTCTTCTTTTGAATAACTTGCAATTGTAACATAAAGTGCTCCTCCAACGCAGGCAGAAACTGCGCAACATTCATTATGTAGTTTTGTAAGTAATTTTACTATAGTATTAGAACCATATGCAATATCAATATTTTTATTCTGAGATAAAAGTCTCATATTCCTACCCTCTTTCTTTCCATTCTCTTAAATCACAAAGAGGCTCATCAATCATACTCATATGACAAATAATATTACAAATAAGATTAATGACCTCTTCTTTTTTAGAAGTGTACAAAATAATATTATTTTTATTAGTCAAAAGATTAAAATTATTATGCTTCTTTTTTATTTCTAATTTATATTTATCTAAATCTATAAGATGCAAACCATCTTGGCTAATTATCTGCATCTACATCATCACCTAAATCTTCTTTTACAGTTTCATCATTAGGAAAAAGAAATGAAGGTTTTTCAGCCATTCCCGCAAGATTAAGTATTTTCATTACATAATCCCTATGCTCAATTGTAGTATATCTCCCCAAAAGAAAAGAACAAGCAGGGGTCATTCGAGCAACTATTTGATATGGATAATCTTTATCTTCTTGTGACATTCTATTACGTACACATTCTATAAAACTTAATTCATATGGTATATTTACCCTATTATCATAACTTATTAATCTCATAATAAATCTCCTTATTTATTAATATCTACTCATTATATAACTTTGTGAGTCTATTATTTCTGACATTGACATTTCTCTGCCCCAATGGATTGATGAATTGTAGTTTCCTTCTGCGACGATTACCGAGTTTTCTCTTACTTCCAATACTGTTACTGAATGTGTGTCGTTGTAAACTCTTAGCATATCGCCAACCTTTATGTTGCTGTAGTCCTTATGGATATAAGCCTTTGCGTTCCCAAATGCCTTGTCGCTTACGTAGAAGCAAAATGCTGCACAGCCAAAACCGCCTACATATATTCCACCGTTCCACTCATAGTAGTCATCATTTGTCCAGTGCATCCCCTCTGGAAACACTGATTTCTGTGCCATAATTATATTATAAACTTCTTGCTGTCTATTGTCGCTTAATCCATCTTTTTGTATATAAAGAATTTCATTATTAATTTCTACTTGATAATAATTATTATTAGTAATTCCTATTACTAAAATAGGAATATTTTTATCTATATCATCACTACTTAATATCATTGTATTTTCATCAGCTTCACTAAAAAAGCATGTTTTATCATTTGTGTAAAGAATATCTTGCATATCTGTAATTGTATATTCCGCGGCTTTCAATGGCATTAAAAATCCTAAAGATAAAAAAATACTAGCAATAAATATACGTATGATAATATAAAATATTCTTTTCATTTTATTACTCCCCTCACTAAAAGAACCCTTGAGGTTTTATCTCTTTTACTTTATATTTATATTTAATTGTATAAATTTTATTTATAAGTATAAATATTTTATTATTGTCCTATTAAAGCGGCTGCCGCCTGAATAATATAATCAATAATATCTTGTGCAGTTTGCCCAGCTACTTTAAGATTATCTGGCGTTACAAGAGAAGCTATAAGCATCTGATAACAAATTTTTTCTGATGGAATTAGTATTGCAAAAACACATAAAAATATTGATAATATAAAAAACTTTTTAAACCATTTTTTTATATTTTCTCTTTGCACTTTTGAAAGTTCATCTTCTCCTATAAGGAGAATACCTGCAATAAATGTTATAGTGCTACATGCTACACAAGTCCAAATACAAAAATCTTTTAAACAATAACTTATATTTATTAAATAGAATAAGTAAGGTTTTATAAAAGGCTCCATTTAATTATCTCCTTTGCTTTGTTTATAATCACTTATTTGTATTATTGCGGCAGCTTCTTCCTGTGTTAAATCTGGGTCAATTAACATAACAGCTTCATATAAATCCATATCTGCAACTGCTGCCTGTCTCATAATTACATATACATCATATTTATCTTTACCTGTTATTTTTACTATTGTTTCAAATAATTCATATGAAATATTTGCATTTCGACATCTTTCTTCAGTAATAGGACTATATTTCATTGTTGAGGCTAAAAGAACTATTGAAAGTGTAAGTCCTGATAAAGCAAAAACAATCCCTAATTCATTTTCCTCACTACAAATAAATACTACAATACCTACAAAAATTCCTATAATACAAATTACTTCAACAGTCATCACAGGTCTTTATTCTCTTTTCGTCTAATTCTATCTAACTTTTGTTTACGGTTGTCGGTTCTTGCAGGCTTGGCTCCCGCCTTCTTTTTATAACTTCCGCATGTTTGGCAATGATGCCAGAAAGTTCCTTCTTTTCCTAAATTACATGAGCCTTCATTAATATAATGTTCGCATACTATCACTCTGTCTTTCATCACTATTACCTCCTGAGATATTTTCATATGAAATATAATCTGGACATTCTTTTTCATTTATATTTCCAAACATAAATATAAAACATCTTCCTTTGCCGTCATTTAATCCACATTCTAAATTATCACAATTCATTAATGACATAATATTAATCTCCTAATGTTATTCTAATATAACAATTACCATTCTTTTTCCCATTATCATCCATATCAGGGAAGCAATCTATAGAGCCATCTCCTTCGTTGTCTTTTGTTTTAATTAAATGACACTTTAATAAATACCAAGGAACCTCACATGCCAAACCTTCAAAAACAATTTCCCAATCTTCATTATCTTTAATTCCTACATTTTGAAAAATTACTAAATTTGTACAACTATCAATATATTTAATTAATTTACCTAATTTCATTTTATACCTCCCTATCCTAAAAAATCACTAAAATCAAGGATTACAGGACGAGTTCCTATATATCCTATATTATCTGTATGTAAATCTGTAATGTTATATTCATATATAAAGTTCATTAGTTTATTAAAAGTTTTTAAACCATAATATTCAAAAGCATCTGCTAACCATTCTGGGTCAAAACATCTAAAACAATGCTCTTCGCAATACCTTTTCATTTTAATAGATTTTTCACTTCTATAATCTAAATCATCACCATTTTTTTCTCTAAAAGTACATGCTCTTTCTTGAATATAAATAGGATAATTATTTATAAAACCTAATAAACGAGTTTTACAAAAGCACTTATTAATATGTTCTTTTTTAGCTTCATTATAATATGATACTTCTGTAAGGCAATAATCCCAATATGAATGAGTTGTTGTATTAGCACCATTAAAATCTTTATAATAAGTTTCTCCATATGGTTTTTCATCATCTAACATTTCTTGTCCTCTAAAAGGAATTTTTATAACATAATCAGCGCCCATTGGAATAATGCAAACTTTACTTATCCCAAAACTATAGTCATAGCTAAAATTTTCAGGTAAGTTATAAATAACTTGTTCTTCGACATTTTCTGCGGTAAGAGCATCAAAATCGCAATTTTTAAATAAGTCTAATAAAAAATCTCTTTGCATATTTACTCCTTCTTTTTTATTTATATAAATATTATATAATAAATTTTAATAAAAATAAAGAAAGAATAAAATTTGCATTATTCTTTATTAGATTGCATATCTTTTATTAAAGTTCTTATTTCTTTATTTTCTTTTTCTAATTTTTCAATTTTATATTTTAAAGAACCTACTTCCATTATTAAGCTCTTTATTTCTTCAATATAATTATTATAACTATGACGATAAATATTGCTAATATCCATTTTTTCTTCCTTCCATTTTATTTTATTTCTATTTCTTTTATAACGCATCTTGTCAAAATTGTTTGTTTCTCTTCATTATATTCATTAAACTCTTTTATTGTTCCAGTAAGTTCAATTGCAGCACCCTTTTCTAATTTTAATTCTTTTTGAGTAAACCAAATAAAAATATAATTATCTCTAACAAAAGAATGAATATAAGTATAACCAAATTTACCCATGAAACCGCGGGTTGCCTTATACTTTACAGTCAGGTCACGGATTCTTTCACCAGCTTCCGCATTGTAATATTCTGTATTGTTGGGTCCAATTGCTTCTTTAAATCTCTTGTCAATAATTATCTTTACATTTTCAAAGTAAAAAGCATTACCCTCTTCCTCATTCCACTCCATAAGTTCATCAAAAGAAAAGCAAACCATACCATAACCAACCTCTAAATCAAGCAGCTGCGGCGAGTGCCATTTTAAGAGTGGAGAATATTTACAACCAAGATTTTTAAGTTCATCTTTAATTGCATAAGTATCATCTCCAAAGACACTATATGTAAAGCCGTCAGCACTAAAACCATTTTTTTCTAGCCATTCTACTTTTGTCATATTAATCCCACCATCCTTCATAATAAGAGTCATCATAATTTTCCCATGTATTATCATAAAGTTCATTTACACTAATATTATGAGCTTCAATATAACCCTCCATCTGCTCTATTTCTTCATTTTCTAACATTTCATCAATCTGTTGTATAGTTTCTGCAATAGTAGTAGTTGGAAAGTAAAAATTCTTTAGCTCAATCAATTCATCCCATGAGGTTCCAAATCTATATGAGCCTGAAATAACTGCGGCTGCCAGCATCTTAGCATCTGTAATCTCGGTCTTATTATACCAATCGAGAGCTCTTTTTCTGATTGTATTTGTAGTTTCTATAATGCCCTCCTCCTCAAAAAAATTAATTACTGTTGTGACTGCTTTTTCAATTAATTCATAATTTATCATATAAATAACCTCTTTCTTTTTATTTACTTTATATATATATTATAATAAAAATTTTAATAAAAATAAAGAGGAAGATTACTTCTTCCTCTTTGCACTTTGAACTAAATCATATGTTATATTTCCAGCTAAAAAACTCCAGCATGCCGCACCTGTTAAATTTGCAAATATTAAAAAATTATTTGGAATATAATAAGCAGACAGCACACCTGCTAAACAAAGTAATATAAAAAATATACTAATTATTAATCTAATTATATTTCTTTTTAACATAATTATTTCTCCTTATTTTAATTATTAAATAACAATTTTATTAATTCTATTATAATATAAATAATTCGAGTTCCATAAAGAAATATTAAACAAAAGAAAAAAAGCATACACCATATTATTCCAATTACTTGCATTTATTTTTATACCTCCTAAAATGCGGAAGGTAGGTTAGTAGCGCTACTAACCTACGATTGCCGCTATACAGAATAATGGATTTGTGTTTCCTTTTGACGATGGAAAATTAATTTAATTGGCTTTACATCTTTGTATTTAGTATATATATTATAATCCTCTTCATCATTTGGATTATTAAGATAATCATAAAGACTAAATGTTAAAGAATTTTGAGGTATAATACAATTTCCTGAAGTAGTATCAAAGATATTATCAGAAGGAATAAATGATAATTTACCTAAATCATATCTTCCCATTATATCGTCAAATTCAATACTATTTTCTTCATCACTAAATAAATCAATTGGATAATTATATTTTCTAAGTTGCTCACCATTGCTAAGTTGAAGAACAAGATTATATCTATCTTCTTTAAGATTAATAATATTTAAATCTTTTATAGCTTCCTCAAAGGGGCTTCCGCAATTTAATTCAAAAGCTATAGCTCTTAGGCAATCATAATTTAAATTAATCTTCTTAGAAAAAGATATAACTGCCTTTATTTCTGTCCAATATACTTTATCAAGATGCTCTTGTAAATATTGAGTAATATCTTCTGATGTTGGATATTGAAATCTAAAATGATAATGAAAACGCCCAGGTCTATTTACTAAGAATGAGTTTAATTGGTTTAAATTATTACATGTTACTACAAAGAGCTTTTTTCCTTGAGCAATACCATCAAATAATGATAGCATCTCTGCCTGTGGGTCTAAATTATCTAATCTTTGAAATACTTTATCAAATTCATCAAATAAAACTACTACTTCTTGTTCTATTTGGTTAAGATATTCCGCTATCCCGCGTACATATGAATTTACTATTATAAGTGGCAATCCTTGCTCTATAGCTTTTTGAGCGAGCATCTTAGAGAATAAAGACTTACCAATACCCTTATCTCCGCTTAAAATTACACCTAAATTACGATTAAAATGATTAAATGTATTTAATACTTTATTTACTTTTGCTTCATGAACGCCATAAATCTTTTCTTTAATCTCTATATCAGCATAAAGAGTTAAAAAGAAACCTTGATTTGGGTCAAAATTTACTAAATAGCTTTGAGCAGGCAACTCATCATAAGTGTGCATACTATTGCTATAGATTCTATATTCATTTCCAGTTTGAATTGCTTTCATATTTTAAATCCTCTTTCTTTATCATTTATATAAATATTATATCATTTAATTTTTTAAAAATCAAATTTATAACAAAAGAAAAGAATAAACTAATATGATAGTAATATGAATTGACTTTTCCCTAAATTTTTATTATAATATTAATATAAAAGAAAAATAGAAAGGAATAAATAGATAAAATGGCATTACATGGTTGGTTAGGAAGAAAGGATACTTTTCCAGCTCGTGAGTTACACAGAAATTATTTTAAAACACAGGATACTATTAACACAATTGATGAGATAAGTGTTCGTACAGGATGTAGCGTAGATACAGTAAAACGCGAAAAGAGAAGACTATTTCAGATATAAAGGAGAAATTAAAATGAATTTAAAAATAAATACTAAATCAAAAGAACAAAAAGAAATAAAAGGTATTGATATTGATTTTGCTATGGTTACATTGGATGGCGAATGGGGATATTGTAAAGAATGTAATATATATTATTTAACTAAATATGGGACATGCCCAAAGGGACATATTCTAAAGAAAGGGAAAAATGACAATAGATGAATTGAGTGCGGAAATGCAGGTATCACGCCACTATTTACTACATCACTGGAAGCATATAACCAAGGCTGCCGCGAAGCGTAATATAAAGTTGGTTAAGTGCGGGAAAGGGGCTTCCGCGAATTATGGTGTTATTGAGAATGGAGCTAGTTTTGCTAGATTTGAATATAAAGGAGAAAAGAAATGATTTATAGGTTATTGGGAACTGTTGGAATAATTTATAAAGATAGAGAATGGAGCATGAAACTCTTTGAGTCTATTGTAGAGCAGTTGCCGCGAGAGCTTATTAGTTGTGTACATAGAAGTAGTAAAGAATGTGAATGTATTTTAACTACAGGTGATGTAATAAGGACTAAGTTTGCTGGAGATGTTAAAGGATTGAGATTTAATAGAGCTTTTATTGAGGAGTCTGTGACTGGAGAAGATTTACATGATGTATATAGTTGTATGATAAGTTCTGTTAGTACAGTGCATGATGGAGATAGGGTTGTTATAGATTCTAAGCCTATTGTGGATAAGTAACATTTTAATTGTTTGTTAACATTTAACAAAATATTTAACACTTTTAGGTTTTTGCTAAAATTGGCGAAGAATGGTAAAAGATACGAAAGTTTGGACAAAATCAGATAAAATTTTAATCTGGATTTTAAAGTAAAGTATCATTCAATAGAAAGGAAATAAATGATGACTTTACAAGAAATATGCAAAAAGTATGATGTATCAGAGAGTTCAATGAAAACTGCTTTTCCACGTACTCAGCAATCTATATTAAAGAAACATGGTGTTAAGATAATAAAAGAAGGAAGAGGAGAAAAAGCCTCTTATAGTGAAGAACTTATGGATGATAAAAGAGCTTTAACTATGTATAATGAACAAAAAGCTGAAATAATGACTAGTACAGAATCTTTTCAATTTATGAGTTGGGATTTTTTAGTTTTACTTGCTATTATTACTACTCCAATGTTAGTATTTAGAGGAAGTTATGATGATTTTCTTAAATATGTAGATTTACCAACAACAGAAAATAATAGAAGAATGTTAAAAGATTCTTTAATTATGTTACAAGAAAGAGATATTATTAGTTATACTATTGATAAAACTAATAATAATTATTTTGTTGCCGCATTATATAGACAAGCGGAAGAGCAAATGGGCATTAGTATTAACATGATAAGAACTTGTAAACAGCTTGCGGATAAACATCATAAGAGAAGTTGGATTCCATTACTTAAAACTTGGATAGGTGTTGAAATGTTATCTAAGAATCAACCCTATACAGTCGAGAGTTTATGTGCTATGACCGGACTTTCCGCATATCAAATTAGAGAGAGCAATAAAATATTAAAAGAATCTGCAATTTATAGAACTTCTAAGGCTTATGCTAATTATAATACATGTATTGGGACTAAAGTAGATTTAAATGCAGAAGCATTTTATAATATATAATATATAAAATTATTAAAATGTAGCATTTTTGTCTGGATTTAGCTTTTTACTTAACCAATATATAATTTTATATATTGTTCAAGTATTTTGCTTATTCCAGACAATTTTGTTAAGATTATTATAAACTTTAATCTAATTCTAAGGGATGTTTCATCCACGTAGTGGATGAAATCAGCCCGCATAGATATACTTTTAGACAAATAAGCAATTTTTGTCGGGATTTAGCAAAATACTTAATGATATATGTAAAATTGCTTGTTAATTATTTTATTATATAGTTAAGTATTTTGCTTATTTTCAACAGGTTTTGCTAAAGTTGTTGGGAGAGTCTTTAGATGCGGGTAGGACTATTTTGAAATTTGATTTTTAATTTTTGATATGAGGAACGTTTGAAATTTTGATTTTTGATTATAAGGAGAATGATTGTATGATAGATATTATTAATAGAATAATAGTTTTAGGTATTGTTCTTTGCTTATTGATATTGATATTAACATTTGGAGAAGTAGAGGAATAAATGATATTAGTTATTGCGGTAGGCGTCGGTGTTTGCGCGTGTGGGGCAATAATAAAAATAAATATTAGAGAGGAATATTTTTTTGTTAGGTAAATTTATTAAGATTTGGCGGGAATTACTAAATTTTATATATTTGTGAGGATTTGGCTGGAATTAATAAAATAATAAAAATAAGTTGGCGGATTTTGTTGATGTTAAGAGTATGAGGGTTAGATAAGAGAAGGTTATGTTTTAGGTTGGAAGAGAGTGGATAAATATAATATAATATATAATTATTTGAGTGGGTTAGAGTGAAATATATTGTATAATTAGTATAATATTATAGAGAGGTGTTATATAATAATAATATAATATAATATATAATATATTAATTTATATAATTTTAATGGAGTATTTATCGTATTTAATTAAGTTTAATAAGCAGTTTTATATAATTTAGCAAATATTTAACAAACATTTAGGCAGTAGAGGTGCGACCGGTATCAAGGCTCATGCAACCCTGGCCGCGACCATAGACACTCAATATTCGCTTTCCGCATTAAAAAAAGAGCCTTAGTGAAGGCTCTTTAGGAACTCCGCAATTATATCATCTGGATTCTTATCTTTTGTATTTACTTTTGTTACTTTAATTTCGACTGGGGCAATCTCATTCTCTAGTACCTTTAATATCTCTACCATACCATCAAATGTTTCATCTGTAAGTGAAAATGGCTCTGATATGCCAAGAGCGACCATATATCCATCAACTGCGTGAATTACATTAGCTCTAGCTAACTCTATAGTCTCATTCTTTGTTGCCTCTTCTTGCTCTTGTTTTATCTCATCTAAGGCTGTTGCTATATCCTCTTCAATCTGATTAAGGATATCATCTGAAGTCAACCCCTGCTTTAATAAGTCTTTTATTGGTAAGTCTTTGAAGTTCATATATATATCATTTCTCCTTTTAATTATTTTATTTCTTTACTTTATATAAATATTATAACAAAAATTTTTATATTTTTCAAATGTGAGAGTGAGGCGGAATTTTCTATTATTGAACTTAGTTAGCTCCTAAAAATTGTGCTATGAAAACAGTTTTATGAGTATTTGTCAGAAAGTAGCAAATTGCTAAAATTATCGAGGCAAATTTTGGTGCGTAGAAAAAATAGCTTTTTTTAATATTATATCAAAAATTTTTGTGAATGTCAAATAACTAGCAAAAAGGCGGGCATATCAGGTAATTTCGGGATTTCGGTCGCCGGGCGAAAGGTCAAACAACTAGCGAAAAAAGGGGCATATGGGGTGTGGGACGCGAACTCGGAGCGTCTCTAAAGAAGACGCTCCTGCAAGTATAACATCTCAACCGCACTTTGTCAATAGGTAAAATTAATAAAATTTTTATTGATTTTTGTATATATTTTTCTTGACTTTTCGCTCGCACGTGCGGTTTACATAAGAAAAGAGAGGTTAGTCCTCTCTTTCAATACTAAAGCAATCAATTTTACTTAAAGTTTGCAAAATTTCTGCAATTTCATCATCACATTTAACAATTATAAATTTTTTATCAACATAATAGTGAATTATTTTACAATTTTTTAAATTTTTGATTAAATTTAATATATTTTGATTAAAATCTGCCTTAAAAGTATCAAATAAATTAATTTTTATAGTATTTTTCATGTTTAACCCTCTTTTCTGCGGTTTTGGCGGTATATAACCGCCTATCCGCACTACTTCTTTTCTTTTGGCTTCCTTGTCTGTATTAAGTCTAATTTAAAATTGTCATTTCCAATTGTAAATGTAATTAATTTACCCTTATTAACAATCTCTATATTTTCAGCAAACTTAGGAAGTAAATTAGCGATTTCCGCAATCACCATTTCTTTAGTAGGATTTTCTTTGTGACATCTTTCCTTTTGTGTTTTCTTTTGTGTAATATCTTTAGCTTGATGAATAGTAGCTGTAATTTTACTATCTTTAGCTTTCTTATCAAGTTCAATTTGTTCATCATTATCTAAATAACCTTCGTCCTCTAGCCACATTTCTATAGCCTCATCTTTTGTAAGCTCAAGATTTTTCATTGACTTTTCAATCTCTTTATCGGGGATTTTAATTGTTTTACCATTGAAATTGTAGTTCATATTAAGCACCTCTCTTTTCTTTTCTTATATAAATATTATAACATAAAAATTTTTAAAAATCAATAGAAAATTTTAATTTTGTCAAATTTTTTTAATAGCTTTATTCATCCTTCCTTTTGTCTATATATATAGTATACATCATTTCAGGATTTTAAGCAATAGGCAAAATAAACAATAATGCAGTTAAAAATTTGTTGAATATACCTATTGACAGGTCTAGGCTCGCCCGCGGAGAGAAGCGTATGCGGGCGAGCCTGCGAGCAATTAAAAAAGCCACTTATTTAAGTGGCTTTTATCTGTGGGGCTTTTTCTCACTCTATGCAAGTGAGAAAAATGCCTTTTTCTTATCCTCAGTTCTTACAACCTCTCCAGTCTTAACCAACTTTGCAACCAAAGCTGATAATTTCTGATTTGTCATTGTTTTAGTTTCATCACCCTCTACATAAGCCTGTAGTCTGGTATCTACCATAAGCTCTGAAATTGTAACAGCTTTATTTAAATCTGCGAGAACCTCTTTAATAGTTACATAAATCTTCTCATTGGCAACCTGTGTTTTAGTATTGCCACTCTTATTAGACTTTTTCTGCAAAAGCTCTAACTCATGGTTGATGAAGGCGAGAATGTCAGCCTTGTTAGCTGTATCAGAAGCCTCTACAATTTTTGCTACCATGTTAAAATAATCTTTCTTAGTTACCTTTACTGTTGAGTTTGTCATAATTCATTACCTCTTTCTTTCTTAAAATTTAATTAATTGGTTTCCTTTGATATATTTATTATATCATTTCTTTATTCAGTTGTCAAGTGTTTTTTTTAAATTTTTTCTTGAGATTTTAAACTCTTGAAATTGTCTGTTAGTGTTATCTGTTGCTAGCAAACTTGTTTTCACTAAAACTATTAAGACGCTTTTCTTTATTTCTTATATATTTATTATATCATAATGAAATTTATTTGTCAAGCATTTTTTTTAAAAATTTTAATTTTTTTAGTGCTTGCTTTTTTCTTTTCTTCATTTGATATATTTATTATATCAAAAATTTTTATTAATTACAATAGTTAAAATGACTAAATTTTAGGATAAAAATTTGTTAAATTTTAATGTAATTTTTCCTTGACAAAATGCCCAGCGTATGATATAATGGAAGTTCGGCGTGCCCACGAAGAGAAGCGCCCGTGGGCACGCCTGCCAGTTTCCGCAATAAAAAAGAAGTCTTTTCAGACCTCTTTATTTTTTCTATTGTTCATAAAATGCGTTACCTTCTAAATCTGTAATTGCCATTAAATCACCTGAACCTTTAATAATAGTCAGATTTTCGTGTTCTTTAAAAGACATTTTTTCTTTAAGGTTTTCGATATATTCATCAATATCCTTTTCTCTTCCCTCTTTATCCTCATAAATAATAGAAGTTCCATATTGATTTGTATATTCGTTACTTTCAAACATGGTCTCATCAATATCTACTAATACATCAAAACTTACAGTTGCAATTGCTTTCATTTTAAAATCCTCTCTTTCTTTTTTAAAAGTTTATTTGTTTCATTTGATATATTTATTATAACACTTTATCTTTTGTATGTCAATAGTTTTTATTATTTTTTTCTATGTTTTGTAAGAGTAATTGAATAATCATTATTACCAATTTTAATTTGAATTTCATGTTGCGGATTAATAATTTTAATTTCATCAGCTATTAGCATTTCAGCAATTACTTTAATAATTTCTACTTTTTCAGTATCAACTTTTAATGTGCGGTTTGCAGGTTTTTTGCTCTTAATATCTCCCTCATATCGCCTACCATTTGATTTATTTTTTAATTCCATTTCCGCAGCTTCTTCTTTTGTTACTGGTTCACCATCAGCTTCACATTCTTCCATAATTTGTTTGATTAATTTCTCTTTATCCATTGTTTTAACCTCTCTTTCCTTTTGATATATTAAGTATATCATACTTTCATTTTAATGTCAATAGGAAATTTGCGACGTGCAAAAAAGACAAGTGTTATTTAAACACCTGTCTCAATTCTAATTCTTTTCTTTTCTTTTGTGGCAACCGCCAACAAGCTGTATTAATAGATTTATCCATTTTCTTATGAGTGGCAAAACATTTTGCCATAATTTCAACTTCAATTTCTACATCTTCTAAACCTGTATGACTTTCTACAAAATCAGTATAATTTGTAAGATATTTATAACAACATTCTGCCGAAGTTTGAATGTTATTTTTTTCACTAACTAATCCATTCTGTAAAGCAAATTTTATATATGTAGTTCTATTTAGCACAGTTTGGCAAGCCATGTTCCAAATACAAAAGTATTCAGTCCCAAAAGGAAAAAACCACCTAATTAATGATTTACTATGATAGCGAATTGCATTGTTTAAAGCTCTTTTATCAAAGCCCATGTTATAAGCACCAACTTTTTTAATTTTCCATGCTTTCATGTCAGTATGTACTTGTTTTCTGATATTAAAAATAGATTTAATTGTTCTGTCACCATTTTTAATATCTTCCCAATATTGAGGAATTTTTTCAGCGAAATATGCACTTTTCATCATTTCTTGATTATCCAAAAAAGTTTCCGCAACTACATAACTTCTTCTTAAAACAATGTTACCTTTTCTATCTGTGATTGCATATCCAACATCATAAGGTAGTGGCTGTTCAATTGTGTTCGCTGTTTCTGTGTCAATTACTAAAAAGTATTCTTTTCTTCTTCCCATGTTTGTTTACCTCTCTTTTTATTTGATATATTTATTATACATCTTTATGGGAAAATAATCAATATACAAAATACACAAAAATGCGGAAGAAAATTTGTTGAATATGTATATTGACAGGAACTGGCAGGCTGACGTAGAGTAGCGTACGTCAGCCTGCCACCCAATTTAGCAAAAAGAAAGAGAGGTCTGAAAAGACCTCTCAAATTTATGCTTCGTAAAATACTAAATCTCCATTATATACAGATGAAATACTTGTTTTTGTAATTTCGCCATGCGTATTTTTTAAATATTCTTCTAGAAGATTACATTCATCATCAGAAATATTATCTCTTACCTCGATAAAAGGTTGAATAATATCAACTGGGATATCAATAATTTCATCTGTAAATTTTGTTACTTTTAATTTCATATTTTTACACCTCTCTTATATTATCAATTGTTAATTCTGCTGATACTTTTGTAACAAACTTTTCTGTAGGAATAAAAAAAGTGTTCCCTATTTCTAAATCAACTGTATTTTGATATTCATTATCAACTTTTGTATCATTAATTTTCATACAAATAAATGGTCTTGTACCCCATAAGAATACATCTCCAACACTTAAATCATCAAATTTTGTTTGACCTGTATATTTATTATTAATTTTCATAATTTAATTTCTCCTCTTATCTGAAATTGGATTTAATAAATATTCATCTTTTAATTTAGTATATTTAGGTTGCGGACTTATACCTAAAACCTTTCCTAGTCCAACTGCCTCTTGATATGAAATTACCTCTTTATTTCCTACTACATAAGTTAATTTTGTCATTTTAAAATTCCTCTCTTTCTTTTTATTTTATATATTTATTATAACATTTTATCTTTTGTATGTCAAGTATTTTTATCTATTCTTCGTATAATACACACCCATTATATTTATCATTGCTTTCATTGCTTAGAATGTAAACCTCATTTAAACACATTGCTGTACTATCTAAGCCATATTTTTTTGAAATTTCATTAATAATATAATTATATAAATTATTTTCATCTATTCTATCAGTAACATAATCATTTGTATCACATGCCTTTAAATAAGGCTCAATAGTTGTTTTATCAGCTATATCTAATTTTATCGAAGCTCTTAATTCTACTTGTACTTTCATATTTATACCTCTCTTTCATTTGATATATTTATTATACTACTTTATCTTTTGTATGTCAAGTATTTTTTTAAATTTTTTCTTTATTATCTAATCTCTTTTGTAGTTCCTCAACTTCTTTATTTGTTTTTCCCATAAGTTCCAATTTTTATAAGCGTAATTCATAATCTCTACAGCGTGTTGTACAAACATTTGTTTACTAGCAATTTCACATAACCATTGGAATACTTGATAAATTTCAATTACATAAGGACTTTTTTCAAAGTCTGAAAAATGATATACAGTGTCGGGGTGCTTAGTGCTACCACCCCAACATTCACATACTAAATCATTTTCATTATTTTTAAAAATCCTAACCATTTTTTGTTACCTCTCTTTTCTTTTTTATTTATCTTATATATATTAATTATAATAAAATTCTTTTAATTTGTCAAGTGTTTTTTCATTTTCTTTTTTTAATTGATACATTCTATTTCCTAAACAAAACAGGCAACCGCCATGACAGCGACAACTTTTATCAATTTGCTCGCAGTATTTATAATAAGGTTTTCTGTGTTCCCTCCCATATTTGATAGCTTTATCCATGCTCATTTTTATTTACCTCTCTTCCTTTTCTTCATATAGTATACACCTAATACGGGATTTTTACAATAGGCAAATAGACAAATTTTCTGCGGAAAATTTATGCAACATTACTACTTGACAGGACTTGGGTCGCTCACATAGAGGAGCGTATGTGAGCGACCCATGCAAGAAAAGCCTTGGGAATTTTCCAAGGCTTTTAATTTATTCATTTATTAAATTTTTATTAAATTTGCAAGGCGGATTTGCTCCGCCTTGCTTTTCTCTTAGGCAAGTGAGAAAAATGCCTTTTTCTTATCCTCGGTTCTTACAACCTCATTTGTAGCACACAATTTCTTAACTAGTGCTGATAGTTTCTGATTTGTCATGGTCTTAGTTTCAGTACCTTCTACATAAGTCTTTAATCTATCATCAGTCATAAGCTCTGAAATTGTAACAGGCTTATCAGTTTCAGCAAGAACAGTCTTAATAGTATCTAGGATAGCTTCATTTGCCTGCTGTGTCTTAGTGTTACCACTCTTATTAGATTTCTTCTGTAGAAGTTCAACCTCATGGTCGATAAAAGCTAAGATGTCGGCTTTATTAGCGGTTTCCACACTTTCTACAATATTTCTTACCATTTCGAAATACTGTGCCTTTGTTACCTTTACTACCTTTGTTGTGTTTGTGTTTGTCATAATTCATTACCTCTTTCTTTCTTTAAAATTATTTGTTTTTGTTTCCTTTAATATATTTATTATATCATTTCTTTATTCAGTTGTCAAGACTTTTTTTAAAAATCTTTTTAAGATTTTTCTTTTCTCTTTTGTTTTTCTATATATTTATTATACTATTTTATTTTTTGTTTGTCAAGAGTTTTTTATTTTTTTTGTTGTGGGAATTACTTTACATAATTCCCAGCAACTGCCTTGAGGCTCCCATCAGGATTGAAAAAAATAACATTATCTTGAATAACTCTAATTCCTTTAGCTCTTGCCTCAGCTCTAAAAACATAATCACTTTTATACTTTTTTAAAAAATCTGCTTTACTCATTTTTGTTTACCTCTTTCCTTTTCTTTTTATATATTTATTATATCATTTCTTATAAGGTTTGTCAAGACTTTTTTTAAAATTTTTTATTTTTTTCTTGGTGTTGTTTCTGTCTTTCCCTTACCTTATATAAATATTATACTAAAATTTTTTATTAATTACAATAGTTAAAATGACTAAAATTATAGGATTATTTTTGTGTATTTTTTTTATTAAAAATCCTTGACAAAAAGTGCGGCGAGTGGTATAATAGAATTTTCGGGCAGCCACGTAGAGCAGCGTACGTGGCTGCCCCGTCAAGAATAAAAAAGAAAAGAGAGGTCTGAAAAGACCTCTCTAAGCATAATCACCCTCATTATCTTGCCATTCTTCTTTTGTAATGATATCAAAATTACCCCAACAATCTGACCTAAAAAATTCTTGCGCCTGCTCGATAGCGTCATCATAATCTTCTAAGGTTTCATAGTCATCACTATCGATATCTTCTGTTGCTAAATACATTAATGACTCTGTATGGTCTTGGACTAATTCATCTAAGTATTCATTCAAATGTTCTTTTGTTTGCTCTTGTTTAAAACAGATATATTTATCCTCATCAAAACCGCAGTAAGGAGTTGTTAAATAAAAATGAACGTATTGTTCCATATTTTCACCTTCTTTCTTTTAGGGCTGAACTTCTTTTCCTAAGCAATCAACTTCTTTACCAAGAAATCAATCGCCTGTACTTGTTAGAAGTCCGACACCCTTTATTTATATTTATTATATCATTTTATTTTTCTTTTGTCAATAGATTTTATCAATTTTCATTGTTGTAATAGAAAAACAGTCTATAGGAGATAAACGACACACATCTTCTAATCGGTAGTATTTTCCATTTTCATCAAAAAAATCATCATCAGTTCTTTCAGCAATTTTAGTATTAATACAATTTTTAGCTTTTTCTTCAGTTGTAAAAATACCTATCGCTTTTTCACAACCATTTGCTATGTCAATGCACTCATTAACTATATACAATTTATTTATCATATTTGATTGCCTCTCTTTTATTTGATATATTTATTATAGCATTTTATTTTTTTATTTATCGCCCCATTTTAATTCAACTTTTCCAAAAGTTATTTTACAAGTAATAAGAATAAAAAGAAGTTCTTTATAACTTAAAATTGGAATACAAGCAAAATATCCATTAAGAATAATTAATACTTGTTTAATTAATAATGGTGGAATAGCAATAAAGATAATTAATACTAATATTAATTTAACAATGCTATTTACTATTTTTATATACTCTTCGTTCATTTTTTTGTTACCTCTCTTTCATTTGATAATATAAGTATATCATAATATAGGATTAAGGTCAATGTACAGAATAACTAAAATTTTGGTAAAAAATTTGTGCAACATTACTACTTGACAGGAACTGGCTCAGCAACGTAGAGTAGCGTACGTTGCTGAGCCACTCAAAAGAAAAAAGAGGCTCAAGCCTCTCTTAATAAACTATTTACATTTTTAAACCTCTTTCCATAAGATATTGTATAGCCTTTTCACTGTCAAACCAGTTTAAAACGACTGATAAAGGTGGATTATCCTCTTTAAATTCGACAGTCATATACATATTATCTAATTGTTTAGTTTTCCATTCTTTTATGTCTTTGATATGTTTTATTGTCATTGAATTAAAAAATGCAATTACTTGACCTTTTTTAAATTGCCATATATTAAAAGGTAAAAATATCCCATACTTACTATAATTTTCTTTTAAATTATCCCATGTAAAATAAATTTTTTGATTTTGGATATTTTTTTCATCTGCCAAAGTTCTATTTGTAAAAGAGCTTATTAATTCATCTTTATAGTAAAATTTAAAGAACCCTATATAAAAATTTGTCATTTTATTACCTCTCTTTTTTCTTTAATTCTTTTAATTTGTTAATTTGTTCGCCATATGTTGGCGGTTTGCCATTTACCGCTTTATATCTCCATATCCAGTTATTTAGAACTTGTTGAATTTTATCTGTCATAACCGCCAACCTTCTTTCTTTTCTTTATATATTTATTATACTACTTTATTTATCATTTGTCAACAGTTATTCTTCAACCACTGTTAAAAAATTTAAACATTTAGATTTTTCATCATACAAAATATGCAAGTGTCCTTCGTCTGCCACACATTTCATAGTAGAGTGATTAATGACTTCTAACATTGTTAAGTCAGACATTTCTACATTTTCTTCTAAAGATACGCTATCTACAATATGTGGGATTATGATTTCATTCTCCGACTTCTCAATAAAATCAACTTCCATGAATGATAAAAAATTTTTAATTCTAGCAAAACTATTTCTAATAAAAATATTGTGTTCCATTTTATTACCTCTTTCTTTAAATGTTTTTTGTTTACATTTATATTATCTCTTTTGTATGTCAAGCATTTTAATTAAATCTTTTTCTACTAGTTGCGATATTCCGCAACTAGTAAATCAACTAATTTAATTAAAATATTTTCATTTGCATTAATTGTATCGCCTAAATTCCAACCAATTCTGATTTTTTCATTGTCATCTATTAAAATTTGATAGCCGCCCTTTTTTCTAGTGCAATCGGCTTTTGTAGTGCCATATTTTACAAGATGAATTTCATCATATGGAAACTGATATTTTGCAAGCCATTCTTTTTTTGCTTTTCTAACTTTTTCATCATATTCTTTTGAGCTATCTTTTGCCAACCAACTTGTGATTACAATTTCCCAACCATTAGTTTTTAATAATCCTAAGATACTTGCAAGCGTGTCCATATCATACATTGGTTTTGCAATTTCATATGGTCTTGCATTTTCACTTCTCAAATCAACTAACCAATTTTCAACTCCATATAAATTTGCTAAAGTGCCGTCCATGTCAAATACTAATACTTTATTCATTTTTATTACCTCTCTTTTCTTTTCTTTATATATTTATTATAATACTTTATTTTTTATTTGTCAATAGTTTTTTTGAAAAAAGCTAAATTTTTTTTATTTAGCTTTTTTCAATTTTTCTAGCGTTCTTTCAACTACTATTTGAGCACCATTAAATTTAATTTGCACTTGTTTACCATTAATTTCTAAATCACCACTTACATAAAATGGTACATTGTCTTTACCTCTAAATTCTTGACCATTCATTTCAGAAATAATTTTTTCAAACTGTACACCCTTATTATAATCACCATTTAAAATGTTTTCATTTCCAATTGATACAGCTCCTTTTTTAATTAATTGTTTTTGATAATTTTGAGGCAATCTTAATTGTAATTTTGCACAACCGCCCTTTTTACTACTTTCATGCTCAACTCTCATGTATCTTGGCATAATTTCGTTAACTTCTATCATATAAACTTCATGTTTATAAATAAATCCTAAAATATAGCTATCTGCGGCTGAAAATTTTCTATAATTTCTAATCATTGTTTGTTTTGTCATGGTCTTTTACCTCTTTCCTTTTCTTTATATATTTATTATAGCACGTTTAATGTGACTTGTCAACTACTTTTTTAAAATTTTTTTATTTTCCCCAATGGGGCTGTCAGTCACCTTAAACCAACCGCCTAGCCATATACTAAACGACCAATCCAAGTAGTGTGACCTCCGCAACCCCTTTCCTTTATCTTATATATATATTATACTCCCACCAACCGCAGAAGTCAATATACAAAATGACTAAAATTTCGGGATAAAATTTATGCAATTTTTTTCATCTTTTTCTCTTGACAAAAGTTGCTGGGTATGATATAATAGATTTTTCGGCGTGCTGGCGAAGAGCAGCGTCCGCAAGCACGCCTTGGAAAATAAAAAGAAAAGAGAGGTTTTTAACCTCTCTTATAATTAATTTTTAATTAAGCCTTCATTAATAAGTATTTCATAAAACAATTTGCAAGTATCTTTATATTCTTCATCATTTTCAGCTATATATTTATAATCATTTTCACTAGCTTCATCTGGTACACCTTCAGCAATCCATAATTCAAAATTTTCTTCATCTTGCACTTCATCTCTTATGTATTTATCCATACTTTTTAAACACTGTACCTTTGCTTCTATTATTGTCATTTTGTTTACCTCTCTTTCCTTATCTTATAAATATATTATAATATAAATTTGTAAGTATGTCAATCCTTTTTATAAAATTTTTTAAATTATTTTAATGTAAAATAATCCATTACTAATTGAATAAGTAAAATCATACTGATTAACTTCTAAAAATCTTTTCACTTTTTCAAATGCCTCTCTATTTGTATACATTATTGCCATTATATTTTACCTCTCTTTTCTTTATATATTTATTATAACATTTTATCTTTTGTATGTCAAGTATTTTTTATTCTTCTTCCATTTCATTTTCAATGTAGCTTTCAAATGTATTAAAGCCTGTTCTAGCATATACTATATTATCTAATATTGTGTTCCAATCGCCATTACAAATACATCTAACTAAATTAATTTCATTTGCGGTTGCAATTCCATATTCTATTATCATATCATATTTAATACATTCGTTTGTGTTCATTTTTTATTACCTCTCTTTTCTTTTCTTTATATATATAGTATACACCTTGCTATTTATATTGTCAAGACTTTTTTTAAATTTTCTTGAGCGGGAGTCGAACCCGCATTTACATTGTGCGTCGCATTAAGGATTACCACAGTATATTTATGTACCCAATTGTACAACCTTGCCTATCACCTGCTACCTGTTTCGCCATGAATTTACATAGGAATCGAACCTACACAGACAGAACGCCAACAGCTTTTCCATTAAGCTATCAAGAAATAATTAATTTATTTTCTATAATTATAATACCATGTTTTTATTAATTTGTCAATAGTTTTTTTATTATTTTTTATAAGTATACATAATAGTAAAGCCTGTTCTTACATCAGTATACATTGTGCAAAAAGCAATGTTTGGATTATTCTTTACTTTATTATAATAATTAATCATTTGACCTTTGAATTGGAATGTTTTTGTATATGTCATGGTGTTTACCTCTCTTTCTCTCTTTCTATATTTATTATAGCACGTTTTCAGAAGTCTGTCAAGAGATTTTTTAAAAAAATTTTTTTATTTTCTATTCAGTTCTCTTTCCTTACCTTCTATATATAGTATACTACATTATACTAATAGAGTCAATATACAAAATGCACAAAATAAAATAATAAATTTTGTATAAAATGCTGAAATGCGGGAACCGCCTTACGAACCTAAGTTCTCGTTTTCTAACTGGAATTAGTTGCAACTAACCATGATAAGGCAAAACGAAAGCTGCGCGGCAGCTTTCGACCCGCCCAATTGTTTGAATTTTAGGAACAAAATAAAAAAGACCAAAAAACTCGTTTTTCACAAAATTTTTCTAGCCTTAGGTATCTTGGAGCTGAGCCGACCCGCACATGACCATGTACGAAATCGCTTGAAAGAATTATTTCAAGAATGTAGCAATTGCTTTAAAACATACGTCCGCATTATCTTGAGAATGTGTATCTTCTTGTTCGCTGAAATAATTCATTGATGCATTAAGTAAATCTTTTACTGGTATAAACTCAAATACTAACTGTAATGCGGCGAGTTCATTCAAATTATTGCCCATTGCATAAACTCCCTTCTTTATTTACTTTATATATATATTATATAATAAATTTTTTAAAAAATCAATAAAAGAAAATTAATCAAGCTTTATAGAAACATAGACCGACCGCCCGCATGAAAAGAGAGGTTGAAAAACCTCTCTTATTTATTTCCAACCTCTTTCTTCTTTAATTTTTTCGTATCTCTCTTTATTCTCTTGCTCTATCTTTTCTTTATCATATACTCTCATTTTTGTTTTTGTATATCCATACTGTGTTAATTCTCTATTACTCCAATATCTTTTATTACAAATTTTAATAATTCCGTCCTCTTGAATTTTCTTTTTATTATCTATAATATATTGTTTACTAGGAACTTCTACTAATGTACTAACTGGTTTATAACCTTGATTTGAAATTAATGTTACTTGAATTATCATTTTATTTACCTCTCTTTATATATTTATTATAATACGCTTAATTATAAGTTTATTAAGATTTCAGCCTATTTATGAAGGCTGAAATCTTATTATTTGCCCATGTTTTCTAATTTCTATTTTTTTCTCTTGAGCACTCATACCATGATACCATGCGTATGTTCCATCTTCAAATAAATACCAACCTTGTGTTTTTGTTCTTGCCATAATTTTTATCCTCTCTTTCCTTTTCTTTATATATTTATTATATACCTTATTAGTTATGCTGTCAAGACTTTTTTAAAAATTTTTTTATTTTATTTAAGCTCCCAATTTCTGTTATTTATATAAATATTATTACCATAAAATTTTCCAATTGGTTCAGCGTTTTTTGCTACTATTCCAACGATATCTGTCACTTTATTTTGACCCCAAAAGCCATCTCTATCTTGAGTATCTTCTACAAACTCTATTTCTGTATTATCGTCCATGTTTTTAATTATTTCCATTAATTCTCTTTTTGTCATTTTTATTTATCCTCTCTTTCCTTTTCTTTATATATTTATTATATACCTTATTAGTTATGCTGTCAAGACTTTTTTAAAAATTTTTTTATTTTTGTCTTGCTTTTTTCTTTTCTTCATCTTATGTATTTATTATAGCATTGTTTACTACATACGTCAATAGACAAAATACACAAAATACCGCTTTGCTTTTGTGCATTTTGTCTATTGTTTTTATGTCAGTCTATTTTAAATTACATGTGTTATTTTATCCGCCCTTAAACTAGCAGTTAGTTGAACTAATATAAATTAGTCTGAACTACTTTTTGTTAGTTCCAGCTTACATTAGTTAGTGGTATCTAACTGTAATGAGTTTACACTAATTTATAAGACAAAACTTTTTTACTTTACATTTTAAGTTAGTCTAATCTAACTCAAGTTAGTTGCGACTAGTTCTAGTTAGTGATATCAATCTGGGATTAATCCTGCCTAACTTGAGTTAGCTTTTTCAAACAACAAATAATTGCAACTAACTCAAGTTAGAAACCTCGGATTTGCGCGACCAAAGCCGCGCCAATTTTAATTAAAGTAGATATAAGATTAAACTATTTTATATTTTATTAATCAAATTTTATTTTTATTATTCAATTTTATTGAAATATAATATTATATTTAATTATTAATTCAATATTTTTTATTATTTAATATATATTTATTGTCCCGCATAATTAAAAAATAATAATATAATATTCTGGGCGTGTCTCAATAAAACTATCTAAAAAAATTCTCTCTAGCTACACAGCATACCTATGACAAAAGGTGGGGCAGTAATTTTGGGATTTTATTTTTTTGAAATGTAAAATGTGTTATGCCACGTACAAAAAATCTCCAAATGTATTTTAAAAATAAAAATATGAAAAATAAAATCTCCAAATATATTTTAAAATATAAAAAATGAAATCTCCAAATATATTTTAAATATCTTCCTCGCACAAACGAATTATATTATCAACTTCAATTTCTGCATTATCTAAAATTTTTTGTAAATCATTAAGGTCAAAATAAAAATATTTTCTTACTGTAATTAAAGTTTTTTTATATTCATCTGAAATAGCTAATTCATTAATCATATCGTTCAAAACTTTTATTATTTTATCTCTTTTTTCTATTTCTACTTTCATTTCTTTTATAGTCATATTTACCTCCTTACAATGAAGATGCTATATCAATATCTGTATTATAAATAACATCTTTCGCATAATTAACTTCCCTATTTAAAACTACATATGCTGTTCTTAATGCAGATAATTCTTCTTCTGTAAATCTCTTAGAGTCATTAATCATATTAAGAAGATTAGGTAATACTTCATCTTCCATTCTTTTTACTTTTTCTTCTAAGTGTCCAATTTTCATATCATACCTCCAAAAACATAGATTCCCCACGTCAAAATAATCTGTACCAAATGTATCAACTGGTCTTGTATTAAATTAATAGCTTTCTTATTAGCCTTCAAATCATCAACTATAGCATGAATACCCCAATTGATTACAAAAGTCAAAAGCAACATATTAAGCGGAATCCCCGACCCCGCCGCAACAATAGGAATATGAATCATAAAAGTCCAACTAAAAGCGTGTTCCATCAAAGCCATTATATAATCATTCTTATATAAATCATCCGCAGCGTTCTTTTCCCACCATGACCTCTGCTTAGCAGAAGCTAACCAACCTTGTAAATAATAATCATCAACTATATGAAAAAATATCATTGATAATAATAAAATTAATATTTTCATATCATACTCCATTTTATCGTAGTTTTAAGCATCGCAATTTCATTTCTAACGCCCTGTAATCTATCTTCAATGCTCTTTATAGCGGCTTCCCGCGGTATATAAAATGTTATTCCTTCCACAATAAAATCTAAAGGCATATTATTAAGAATTTCTTTATTATGTAATATTGTATATATTTGCTCTTCTTCTCTTTCTAACTCTTGTATACGTTTTAGAGTTTTTGTTATATTATTTATTGTTTCATCTTCTATTGGATGAAATACTTGTTTCTCTTCCATGTTGTTATAATACCTCTTTTATAAAATATCTACATTACCCGCATTTAAATAATTTTGATAATTAGTAGCAATATCTCGTACATAAGACGCGGCAATTGTCAAATCTGTAGGCGATATATGAAATTCATTTAAACTTAATATCACTTCTTCATCTGACCTTAATAGTTCATTTTTTGCCTTGGAAAATATCTCCGCAACTTCCTTTATCTTAGTAAGTTTATCTTGTGTTTCATTAATATTGTTCATTATTTTATTTTACCTCCGCGGTTGCTCGATTAGTCCTCCTCTAATCCAGCTTTATTTTCCTTACAGCCCTTATATTTATTTTATTTTATAATTCTCCTTCATATGTACATTGACCATTAAAAAATGGGCACTCTAAATCACATTGGTGCATTTCATCATATTTACAATGCGGGATTTTAAAATTAATAACAATTTCAGCTTCATCGAATTGTTTTTTCCATGAGGCTTGATTATAGAATCTAGCGGCCATCCGCCACCCATACTTATTTAAAATATAATCATACATTTGTCTTAATCTATACTCTTGATTAAGACGATTTTCTTTCTTTTCTGCTTTTGTAAGAGGTCTAATCATATATGGTTCTTCTTTAGGAAATCTGCACCACATTATTTTTGAATCCTCTTGCTGTTCTTTTGTGGCTTCATTCCAATATATTTTAGGTCGTGGATTAATGCGGATTCCGCCTGGTCTAACTGTGCTAATATGATTTTCCGCATCTAATATAGCTGCCCCTAAACCAGTCGCTACAAATATCTTATTATTTTCATACATATTTATTTACCCTTCTTTATTTTTTATAATATAATTATATCATTTATTTTTTTGAAAATCAATTAAAGTTTTTCGTCCTAGTTTGACAAAAGAAAAATTTTGTATTATAATATAATTATGGGAAGAAAAGAAAGGAGCGCTTTATGGAAAATAAAAATTCACTTCTTTCTGATGAAGAGTTTAATGATAAGATTCAAGAAAAAGCAGATAAAAAAATTGAAGAACAAATCATTGAAGAGAATATCAAGCCGACTAGGAAATTAGATTATTCTTTAAAAACACCTGAAGAAAGAAACGAATTAGTTAAAAAAATTATTGATGAAACTCCTCCTGAACAGCTTACTAACAGATATTTAGAAATTTTGAGCGATTATATTATTTTTGCTATGGATAAGAAAGAAAGACAACAAAAGAAAATTTTAACTGATAATAGAATGGTAACTGTAAACAAGAGAGAAACATCATTTCAAGGATTAGCAGGGCAGCTTGAAAATGGAGAAGATGGTATATATAATATGATTGCAAATGACAAAAATATTATTTTTACTCCAAAAATTGAGATTACTCAAAAGGATATAGATGAAATTCCTGCATTAAAAGATTTAGTTGCGGCAATTAAAGAAGTTGAAAAACAAGCTAAGACGGCAACTGGTAAAAAGAAATTTTTATTAATGAAACAATTAATTGAAATGCGGAGAGACCAGTATGAAATTAGAAAGGCTTACCGCCAACCAATGTATTTTACAAATGCAATAAAAAGTTTTTCAAAGATGTCTTTTGATGAACATATAGAAATTACTCCAGAAGGAGAAATTAAGAGTAATGGACTAGTATCATTCTTTAATCCGAAGCATATTTCTGCATTACTTTGTAATTATTCAAGATTAAAAGAAGATTCTTGGGGTAAGTTTTGGTCTGATTCTTATTTTTTAATGGAAGATTTAGATAATTTAATTGAAAAAACTTTAAAAGATAAATACCCGCTTTATTACGATCTCTTGATTTATAAAATTGATGGGAAACCTAATGCGGAAATACAAAAATTATTATATGAAAAACATGGAATTAAACATTCAGTAGAATATTTATCATCTTTATGGAGAAATAAAATTCCTAAGTTATTGGCGGAGCAAGCTCAAGAAGATTATATAGATTGGTATTATTTAACACAAGAGTATGGTAAATATAAACGTTGCTCAAGATGTGGACAAATTAAATTAGCGGATAATAGATTTTTTTCAAAAAATAAAACTTCAAAAGATGGATTTTACAGTATATGCAAGGATTGTAGAAACCATAAAACTAGCTTAAAGAAGTAATGAAAGGAGGCTATTATGCCTAGTTGTGTATGTCAAAAATGCGGAAAGACAATGGATGTTAAGCAATTTTATACATATAAAAATGGTAGTAAAACTGAATTATGTAAGAAATGTTTAACTATGCATGTTGACCCCTTTAATCCTGATACTTATGTATGGTTAATGGAAAAAATGGATGTCCCATATTTACCAGAAGAATGGAATGTATTAAGAGATAAAGACTATGCCAAAAATCCAGCTAAATTAAGTGGAATGGCGGTATTTGGTAAATATCTTTCTAAGATGAAATTAAAGCAATATGTGGATAAAGAAACAGGCAAACCATATGGATACGCGGATTCTGAAAGATTACAAAATAAAAATTTACAAAAGAAACAAGAAGAAATAGAAGCACAAAAGAAATTTGAAGAAGATACATTAGCAGCTTATGAGCGTGGAGAAATTAGTGAATCACAGTATAAAACTTTAACAAGTACAGAAGCTCAGCATCAAGCTGCGGAAGCTGCCTTTGCAGCGGGAACATCAACACCTCCCGTGCCATTTATAGGTAATAATAATCCATATAATGAAGATAATTTTATGAGCGAGGATGAATTAGCAAATCCCGCGGCAGATTTAACTGAAGAAGATAGATTATATTTAGCTATGAAATGGGGCAGATTATATAAACCTAATGAATGGGTTGAACTTGAAAAGAAATATACTGAAATGATGCAGTCTTTTGATATACAAGATTCTGATACTACAGGAACTTTGATTCTTATCTGTAAAACATATCTTAAGATGAACCAAGCGATCGACGTGGGTGATATGGATGGGTTTCAAAAGCTTTCAAGGGTGTATGATTCGTTACGAAAGTCAGCTAAATTTACCGCAGCGCAGAATAAAGAAGACAAAAATGACTTTGTTGATTCTGTTGGTGAATTAGTCACTATGTGTGAAAAAGAAGGTTTCATTCCTAGATATGCTACTGACATCCCGCAAGATAAAGTTGATGTCACATTAAAAGACATGAATAATTATGTTAAAAAACTTGTAACTCAAGATTTAGGTTTTGGTCAACAAATTGAAGATTCAATTAAGAAATTACAAATTCAGAAAGAAATGCGTGAATCTGATGATGGATTTGATTTTGAAGATGATGAAAAACCATTAGAAACACAAGATTATGAAGAATTTTTTGACCAGATTCAAGAGCAAAAAGAAAAAGATTTAAAAATTTTTACTGAGGAGGAAGGATAATGGCATTAGCAGATTTAATGGAATTATCTTTATCTAAAGGTAAAAAAATAGGTTTGTCAGAAGAGCGTATTAAAGAGCAAATTCCTATATTGCGGCAGTACATTGCTTTTTGGCGCGAATACCCAGATATATTTGTAGATTTTCTTTGTGGAGATAATCCTGAAAATTTCTCTCTATATTTTTATCAACGCATATTTCTGCGCGGAGTTATGCGTCATAGATATGCATACGCGACCTTTCCACGAGCGTACTCGAAATCTTTTCTTTCGGTTTTGATATTAATGCTTCGTTGTATCTTATTCCCTGGAAGTCACTTATTCGTAACCACAGGTGGAAAAGAGCAAGCTGCAGGTATTGCAAAAGAAAAAGTAGAGGAATTATGTAAGTTAATTCCGGGTATAAGAAATGAAATTGATTGGACGCGTGGTGTATCTAAATCATCTAAGGATAATGTTGAATATGTATTTAAAAATAAAAGCCGATTAGATATCATGGCGGCAAGACAGTCTTCGCGTGGTAAACGTGCGACTGGAGGATTAGTTGAGGAGTGCATTTTGGTAGATCAGACCATGCTTAATGAAGTAATCATACCTACCATGAATGTCAACAGGCGACTACCTGATGGCTCTAGACATGAAGAAGAAACTGTAAATAAGAGTCAAATATTTGTAACAACCGCGGGTTGGAAGAATACATTTGCATATGAAAAACTTCTACAAACATTAATTCAACAAATTATAGACCCAGATGAAGCTATCGTATTAGGTGGAACTTGGCGAGTTCCTGTTATGGAAAAATTGCTTCAAAAGAGCTTTATTGAAGAATTAAAGATGGATGGAACTTATAATGATGCGTCCTTTGCGCGTGAATATGAGTCTGAATGGAGTGGGGACGCGGAGAATGCTTTCTTCTCGTCTGAAAAAATAGACAAATACCGAGTTTTACTGCAACCAGAGTATGAGTTCAGCGGTCGTTCATCGAAATCCGCGTATTATGTTTTAGGAGTTGACGTTGGTAGATTGGATTGCACTACCGAGGTTTGTGTAATCAAAGTAACGCCGCAGCCGCAAGGAAGTTCATTAAAAACTCTCGTTAACCTTTATACTTTTGATGAAGAACATTTTGAACAACAAGCTATTAATATTAAAAAACTTTATTATAAATATAAAGCAAGAGCAATTGCACTTGATGCTAATGGTATCGGAGCTGGATTAGTAGATTACATGGTAAAAGGGCAAGAAGATATTGATGGTACTTATTTACCTCCTTTTGGTGTAGATAACGATGAAAAAGGTGACTATAAAAAGTATAGAACTGATGATATGGAAAGAGATGCTTTATTTTTAATTAAAGCAAATGCCCCAATGAATACAGAAGCTCATGCTTATGTTCAAGTCCAATTAGCCAGTGGAAAAATTAAATTTTTAATTGATGAACAGCAAGCTAAAAATAAATTAATGGGAACTAAAGTTGGACAAGCTATGGATGCTACTAAACGTGCAGAATATCTCAAACCTTTTGTTTTAACCTCGATTCTTCGTGAACAAATGCTAGGTAATTTGGCAGCATAAACAGTAATGTTTATGAATAATAACCTTTCTAATTGCGGGAAACTCCAAAAATTTTAAAATTTTTGGACAATCCGCAGCAAAGTTATTTATATAATTTTTACATTCTTATGGAAGGAAAAACTTTATGGAGGTAAGAATGTAATTATGAAAAAATTAATTATTAACAACATAGAAACTGATTATGATATAAATGAACAAGGAGAAATTTATAGTCATAAAACTAATAAAACTTTAACTGGTACTGTTTATAATACTGGTTATAAAATGGTAAGACTAACAACTAAAGAAGGAAAAAAAGGATATGCAGTGCATAGATTAGTTGCAGAAACTTTTATTCCTAATCCAGATAATTTGCCTATTGTAAATCATAAAGACGGAAATAAATTAAATAATTGCGTAGATAATTTAGAATGGGTAACTCAATCAGAAAATAGAGTTCATGCAATAAAAACTGAAATAAGTAAATTAGCGACTGGAAAAAGAATAAAAATAGATTTAGATAATAGTGATAAAGATTGGAAACAATATCAAAATACTAATTATATGGTATCTAAAGATGGAGAAGTATATAATACTAAAACCAATATTATATTAAAACAAACCCCAAACAAAAGTGGATATATTAGATATACATTAAGAATTAATAATCAAAACGTATCAAAACAAGCTCATATCTTAGTGATGGAAGTTTGGGGAAATCAAGAAATTTTATCTAATCAAGTTGTTAATCATAAAGATGGAAATAAGACCAACAATAACATAGAAAACTTAGAAGTCGTTTCAAAAAGTGAAAATACTATTCATGCTTGTTATCAACTGAATAAATTGGTTAAACCAGTTATCCAAACAACGATAGATAATAAAGAAATTCAATATCCAAGTATTTCAGAGGCGGCAAGAATATTAAAAGTAACTGATGGCGCAATTCGGTATGCATTAAAAAATAATTCTAAATGTTGTAATAGTTATTGGAAATATAAATAAAATGTTCAACGACTATCCCGTGGGAAGATGAGAAGCTTCTATAGGAGTAGGGCCGAAGCTAATGCGGTGGGTGAGAACCCCTTAAATCGAAATGGAAGGCTCCTTAATTGAAATTGAGGATGAAGATATAGTCTAATCTCTAGTGAAAGCTAGAGCTGTAATAACAGATATAATTTTGCGAATTATATGAATATAAATGGAATCTTGTGGAGCAAAATGATGGAATTAATATTATCTTAAAACAATCGACTAAAGCAGTTAAGAAGGATAAATTTTCTGCTTTTGAGTATGGTTTATATTATATTAAACAAGAGGAAGAAAGAAAGCGTAAGAGAAGACATAGCGGAATTGGACAAATGATGTTTTTCACTTAAAAATTTGGGTAGAAGTAAGAAAAATAATTAAAAGTTTTTTAAAGTAAAGTATAATAAGGAGGACACGAATGAGAGCATCTAGAGGGGAAATCAAGATAGAAGAAATTTTGGCGGATGCCGGCTTAAATTTTCAAGAAGAATATAGTTTTCCTGACCTTGTAAGTACGAATGGTCGTGCGTTGAGGTTCGATTTTGCTGTCTTTGATGATAATGATGAATTAGATTTTTTAATAGAGTTTCAAGGGATACAACATTATGAGCCGAAGAGTAAATTTGGCGGATTGTCAGGTTTGCGGAAACAGCAATTTAATGATATGCAAAAAAGGGAGTATTGTGCTAAGCATGGATACACCCTGATTGCTATACCCTATTGGGATGAACCTAGAGTTGACTACGATTACATCATGACAGCCGCAGGCTATTAAATATTAATTTAAGTAAATTTGACAAAAACAGAATTTTATGATATACTATAATTAGAAAGGTTAAGGTGTCTATCTTGATTAATAGAAGAGAAGAAATAAAGAGAAAAGGCTTCGATATGAGGTCTGCACAAGACACCCCAGATGTATATATTCCTAGAAGCGTTCCTAGTGACTATTCTAAAATAAAAGTAGGTATTAAATCTCTCGAAGATGCAGTTTATAAACTAGGTGATTATAAAAAAATTAGTCCAAGATTAGCAGATAAACAAACTGTTTTAAGAGCTATTCATACTGGAGATTTAATTACAATGAAAGAAATTTCTAATTTCTTTTATAAGACTAGCGGTATTTATCGTAGATTATGTCAATATATGGCATATTTATATAGATATGATTGGATGGTAACTCCTTATGTTTATGGAGATAAAGTAAATCAAACTAAAATTGTTGATGGCTTTAATAAGAGCTTAACTTATCTTGATAACTTTGAAGTAAAGCGTTTTTGCGGAGACACCGCATTAAAAGTTTTACGAAATGGATGTTACTATGGATATTTAATACCTCAAAATGATAAAATGGTAATTCAAGAACTTCCTGTGGAATATTGTCGTTCTAGATTTTCTGTTAATCAACGCCCAGCAGTAGAATTTAATATGAGGTTTTTTGATGATATATTTAGAGATGAAATTCAAAAAACTAAAATGTTAAATTTATTTCCTGCGGAGTTTAGAAAAGGATATGATGCTTTCCGCAACGGACGTTTAGTACCAGACTATCCAGGAGATACATCAGGTTGGTATCTATTAGATACTAAAAGTGTTATAAAATTTAATATTAATGGAGAAGATTATCCAGCTTTTATTTCTGTCATTCCCGCCATTATAGACCTGGACGCCGCGCAAGAGTTAGATAGAAGAAAAATGCAACAGAAATTATTAAAGATTATTATTCAGAAAATGCCGTTAGATAAAAATGGTGATTTAATCTTTGATGTAGATGAAGCAAAAGAGTTACATAATAATGCGGTTAATATGCTTGGAAAAGCAATAGGCATTGATGTCTTAACTACTTTTGCAGATGTTGATGTTGCGGATATGGCGGATAAGAATACCACAACAACAGTTGATGAATTAAGTAAGGTAGAACGTACTGTTTATAATGAATCTGGTACAGCGCAGAACTTATTTAATACAGATGGTAATATTGCTCTTGAAAAATCAATTTTAAATGATGAGGCTTCAATGAATAATCTAGTATTACAGTTTGAAGCATTTTTAAATGATTTATTAACTCCATTCAATAAGAGTCCAAAGAAACTTTGTTATAAAGTTCAAATCTTACCTACAACAATTTATAATTATAAAGATTTAGCTAAATTGTATAAGGAACAGACTCAATTAGGGTATTCAAAGATGTTGCCTCAAATTGCTCTTGGTCAGTCTCAAAGTTCAATTTTAGCAAATGCTTATTTTGAGAATGATATACTTGATTTGGTTAATGTATTTATTCCACCAATGTCATCTAATACTATGAGCGCGGATATGTTAAGTAAAAAGAGCAATAATAATAGTAACACTTCAAAACAATCTAATACAGATGGAACAAAAAGTAATGGAGAAGTGGGCAGAAATGAAAAAGAAGATTCAGAGAAATCTGAAAAAACTTTGAAAAATATAGAAAGTGCAAGTTAGAGGAGAAATATAAATGCATCAGTCTATTGCTACTATAGATAAGCCTGAATTTATAAATCTCAAACCCATGGATATTAATCCTTTACTTAGTACTTGCGAAATTAAAGTTCTCTATTTAGGTGAAAACCGCAACCATAGTTATATAGATAAAAATGTTGCGACAGAGATGGCTAAGACTCTTAGAGGAGCGCCTATTGTAGGATATTATAAAGAGTCTAAAGAAGATTTCGCAGACCACGGTGAGAGAATTATATTTGATGATGAAGGCATTAAATTTGAATGTATGACAGTTCCTTATGGTTTTGTCTCTCCTGACGCTAAAGTTTGGTTTCAAACATTTGAAGATGAAGATGGCTTAGGAAATACTATTAAAAGAGAGTATTTAATGACAACAGGCTATCTATGGACAGGTCAATTTGAAGAGTGCCAATCTATTGTTGAGGGCGATGGTAAGCCACATTCAATGGAATTAGATGAAAATACAGTTAAAGGTGAATGGACAAAAAATTATAAAACAGGCATGGATTTTTTCATTATAAATGACGCAATTTTTTCAAAGTTGTGTGTTTTAGGTGAAGATGTTGAGCCTTGTTTTGAAGGTTCTTCCATTACCGCGTCAAAAGTAAGTGCTAACTTTACTAAGGTTGATGATGATTTTAAAAGAACTTTATATACTATGATGCAAGAGTTACGTTTTGCATTAGAAGGAGGACAAACTATGGAGAATAATACTTCTGGAATTCAAGATTCTTCAGCGGTTAAGGACAATTTTAATTTAGACAATACTGCTGAAAATCAAATTAATACAGAAGGGGCAACTTCTACTGAAGGAACAAATTCTGCTGCAACTGAATTTGTTAATAAAGAAGAAGAAGATGATAAGAATAAAAATGATGATAGTCAGAATAAAGATAACTCTGATGCGTCTAATTCTGAGGATAAGACAACTAAGGAAGATGACAAGAAGAGTGATGAAGATGAAACTAAAAAGAAATATTCGTTGCTTGAAAGTCAGTATGCAGAGTTAAATGCTAAGTTCGCGGCTATCCAAGAAGATTATCAAGCTCTTAAGAAATTTAAAGCTAACATTGAAAATAAAGAAAAAGACGAATTAATTAATCGCTTTTATATGTTAGATGATGAAGATAAGAAAGATATTATAGCTAATAAATCTAAGTTTAGTTTAGATGATATTGAAGCTAAACTTTCAGTTATTTATGCAAAGAAAACAATTGCGGCTGGACAACCACAGACTAAGACAGAAGGAACTTCTGATAAGTCAGTTGTAACTACTTTCAATTTAAATGATAATATGAATAGTGGAATCCCAGATTGGGTTAAAGCCGTAGAAGAAACAGAAAATTCTAAAAATTAACATTTTATATAGGAGGAGAATTGAAATATGGCTGAAACTACACAGATTGGTAGAAGAGGCTTTGGTCAAGTAGAGCCTAACCATCTTTCAGGTATTATCACTGGTCAAATTTTAGCTATGCTTCCTGTTGATACTAAAGCAATGGGAACTATAATTGAAAATGGTAGATTTGCTAAATATGATTATGCTACTGGTAAAGTAAATCTTACTGGACCTGGTGAATGGATGCTTATCTATAATGAAATAAAATTATATGATGAAAGAAAGCAAAGCAATAAAGATTTTGCTATGATTGCTGATAATTATACAGATGGAGAAATTGTTCCTAGATTAATTTCTACTGTATTAGGAGATGTTTATACAACAAATACTTTTGGAAAATCAGAAGGAAAAAATAGTCCTATCACATTAGGAGCTGATTTAACAGAGAATTTCGATGTTGATGGTATTTCATTGGATGTTGGGAATAAACTTTGTGTTGATAAGACAACTGGATATTTAATTTTAGAGGATGGCGAGAATGCTGATAAAACAGGTCCAGTATTCCAAGTTGTTAAAGTTTATACAATGGCTGATGGGCAACCAGGCGTTAAGATTATGAGAATTGCGTAATAGGAGGAAAATAGATAATGGCATTAAGTAAAGAAAATTTAATTGAATTAGCTAGAGCTAATGCTAGAGCTTCATTGAATCCTTCCGCAACATATTCTTTTGGCGATAAGGTTTTGTCTGGTGAGGCTCTTAATAATACTTTTATTAAAGAATTAAATGAGTTAGGAAATACTCCTCAAAATTTCCGAGAAAATCAGAATTTGATTTATACATTACTTGAAGTTGGTTTAACTGAGGTGCTCCCAGTTAAGGTTCTTCAAAATTATGGACAGTTTGCAGATGTTAAGACATACGCACAGGGTACAAAACCTGTATTTAAAGTTAATATTAGTGAAGCATCTAGAAAACGTGCTAAGCAGTTTGTAACAAAAGTAGGTTTAGCTGGTAGATATGAAACCTTCAAGCTTGATGGTTATACATTAGAAGTACCAACTAGCGCATACGGTGGAGCTGCTAGAGTTGAGTGGGAAGAAATGCTCGATAAGAGATTTACACTTAATGATTATTATAGTTTAGTTCTTGAGGGACTTGATGAAACTATTTATAGAGAAATTGCAAAGTCTCTTGAAGCTACTATAGAGAATATTAAGGCAATAAATAAGACAGTTCAATCTACTTTCTATGAGAAAGAAATGGATAGATTACTTGCTACAGCAGATGCTTATGGTAAATCTACTATTTATTGTACTTTTGAATTTGCCTCTACTATGATTCCTCAAGAAGCATGGGCCTCAGATGCGATGAAAGACCAAATTTGGAATAATGGTTATTTTACATCTTATAAAGGGCATAATGTAATTATTCTTCCTCAATCTTTTGAAGATGAGACAAATGCTCAGAAAGTAATTGACCCTTCAATTTGCTATATTATTCCTACTGGAGCTGAGAAGCCTGTAAAAGTTGCCTTTGAAGGCTCTGCTCAAGTTAAGTCTTTTGAAAACCGCGATTGGTCTACAGAACTTCAGACATACCAAAAAGTTGGTGTTGCTACATATTTAGTAAATCCAGGCATTTGTGTATATAAGAATACTAGTCTAAGTAAAAGTAATAAAGGACTAGAAGATAATTATCAAGGGGTCTAGAAAATAATTTTATTGGGAGAATAGAATAATGAAAATTATAGTATTCTCCCAATTTTTTCATAATAGAGATAAAAGGAGAAAAAATAAATATGGATAAAAATACTTTAATTAAAATTGCAAATAGGAACTCTGGACGAGTAGGCTATCAAATTCCAGAAATGGGAGTTAATCGTCAATTTGCTGCAAGAGAAACAAAAGAAATTACTTTTGAAGAATTAGAAAAATTATCTTTTACTCCTGGCGGAATGACATTACTAGAAGATTATTTAGTTGTAAGAAATGAAGAAGCTCTTGAAGCTATTGGTATAAAAGTTGAACCTGAATATTTTTATTCAACAGATGATATTAAGCGTATTTTAAATACAGGTAGTTTAAATGAATTTCTTGATTTATTAGATTTCGCTCCAGATGGAGTATTGGATGAAGTTAAGGATTTAGCGGTTTCTCTGCCTTTGAATGATATGTCTAAGAGAAACGCAATTTTAGAAAAATTAAAATTTGATGTAACAAAAGCAATTGAAGTTAGAAATACTAAATTTGATGGCGGAGATGAGGATACATCGAGCGCAACTCAGGCTCCAAAGCGTAGAGTAGTTACAACCGCCGCATCTACAGTGACAACCGCGCGCCGTACTGAAGCTCCAAAATACACTGTAGTAAATAAAGAATAATTGTAGAATGGAGGATGTATTATGGCTGAAGAAGCGCGTCAAACTACATCCTTCTCTTTAATATATGATAGTTTTTTAAATAAAATCACTGATGATATGTATCTTGAACTTACAGAATTAGATACATTTAGATTATTAGAAGAGTTATTAATTGAGGCAATACCTTGGTTTGAATTTCCTAGACATAATCTTAATGATTATGAATTAGGCTGGACTGAAGAAGAAACTTATCAAGGTGTAGAGAGCGATGGAGTTGAAGTCCCGCTTACTATTTATGGGGCAGGTAATTTCAATTGTCTTTTGACTCAAGAAGAAATAAGTATATTATCTTCTTATATGATAGTTGTTTGGTTAAGTCAGCAATTGGCAAGTGTAGAGAATACCCGCATGAAATATAGCGGTTCAGATTTTAAATTTACAAGTCAAGCAAATCATATGCAGAAACTTCTTGCGTTAAAGAAGGATTATGAAAGAGAAGGATTCCATTTACAAAGATTATACAAACGAAGAAAAATAAGTGATGATGGTACTATTCAATCTACTTTTAGTACTATAATGACTTCTTCTTTTGTAAATAATACAAGGAGAAGTTAATATGAAATTAAAACATAATATTATAATAAATGACAGCTCAATAGATAAAAGTTTAAAAAGATTAACTAACTTAATTTATAAATTATTACCTGAGAGGGAAGAAAATTTAGATTGGGAAAGTCCTTTACAAACTATTATAGTTGAGCTTACAGGGATGAATAGATTGTTAATCGACCAGCAAGATATTTTATTTCCTTTATTATGTAAATTAGAGGGACTATTTACTTTAACTGAACAAGAAGATTTTCAATTATTTAGAAGAACAATCTTTGAATGTTTAAGTTTAATAAGTAATTTAAGAGAACAGATATGTCAGGGCTTGAAGGATTAAGAACAAGATTAGATTACAGAGGCGGAAGTAGCGCGGAGCGTCGATTCCAAAATGATAAAGAAAGGAGTCTTAAAAGGTCACTTTTATATTCCTATCAGGCGGAAACCGCGATTTTAGCTGATGGTAGAGAATTTCGTTGTTTAATTAATACAGAAAAAACAAAAGCTGATTATGATTGTAAAATAATTTCTATTCCATATAAAGATGTTTGTCTTGGAAGAATAGATGAAGATGGGAATGAAATTGTTCAAAAGCCAAATGGAAAAACTCAGCTTGAAGAAATAGGTATGAAATGTGGAGATGTTTTTAAATGGAAACAAACTGATACCTATTGGCTTGTTTTTTTAGAGAAGATTGAAGAAGATGCTTATTTTAGAGCGGAAATATACAAATGTGAAGAAGAAGTTACAATTAATGATAAAAAGTATCATATTTATGTTAGAGGTCCAGTAGAGACTGAAATAGATTGGAATTTAAAACAAAATACTAATTGGAGTCTTTTAAATTATTCTTTAGTTATTTATATTACCAAAGATGATAATACTCTTGATTATTTTCATAGATTTCAAAATCTTAAAATAGGAAACAAGAATTGGGAAGTTAAAGTTGCTAATCCTTATTATGGAAATAATATTATTGAAGTTTGTTTAGGTGAATATTTTACCAATGAACTTAATGACCACTATGAAGAACAAGAGAAGATAAAATTAGAGAACGCGGAAACCTTGCCTGAAGAAGAAAAGTATATAGATGGTCCTACTATTGTATCTCCTTATGAGAGATATACATATACATTACAAGGAACTATCGGACGAGAATGGATGGTTAAAGATATTAAGAAAAATGAAAAAGATGAATATCTTAATACTTCTAAAGCCATTATAATGGAGACTAGTGAAGATTATAGCTCTGTTGTAATTGGAATTGATACAGGTAAGAGTGGTAAATTTGTTTTAATATGTAAAGATGCTTATGGTATTAATATTGAACTTATTATTGAGATAAAATCAATTTAATTTGAGATAAAAGGAGAATAAGATGAAAAGAGATTTAGCAAGAGTATCAAAAATAAAATCATCTTTTTTATCTTGTGAAAAGGATTTTGAAGCTATTATAAGGAAACTTTTTATAGAAAGTCATCCTTATAGTGATGAATTAAAAAGATTGCTTATTATAAATACAAAAGATTGTTTAGATAATACAACTGATGAAACTTATAATAAGGCAATTAATATGTCTTTAACAGAATTAAGAAAAAAAGGTTATATAAAACTTGAACCAAAAATTAGGATGCCAGAGCATGCAGATGTAATGTCATATATAATTATTGGTTTTGATAATTTTACTCCATCTTCAAATACAGAGGCAAGAGATTGTACAGTAACATTTGACATTTTATGTCATACTGATTATTGGGATATAGGTGATTATAGATTAAGACCTATAAGAATTGCGGGAATTATAGATGGATTACTTAATGGAACTAAATTATCTGGGATTGGAACATTGCAATTCGCGGGATGTAATGAATTAATTTTAGATGAAAATCTATCTGGTTATAGCTTATCATACAGAGCAGTTCATATGTCTGATGATAAGATTCCGCCTAAAGAGGATTAATGCTTGATTATTTAACTTTATCAAGTGGGATAGATGTTCCTTTTCCGAAGGCTCAAGTTTCTATCCACCAGCCGCGAATAAAAGAAATAGCTTTTATAGGTGAAGATGCTTTCTTTCTTGGTTGTGAAATATTAAATTTTTCAAAAGATTTATTAGGTGAAGAGGACAAAGTTAATTTAGAGAATAAAACAAATTTTGATGTATTAATGTCAATAATGAAAGATAAAAGAAACTCTGCTATGCAACAACATAGAATTAGTGCGATGATGGTGCTATCTTTAATGTTTCCAAATTATAGAATTGCTCTTGATAAAGAGTCTATAAATTTAATAGAAGAGGAAGATTTAACTAAAATTCATAAAATTAACAGTAATAATTTTGAAGAATTTAAAGACATTATTGTAGAGATATTTTGTTTAAGACAAAATGAAGACCAAGGTCTAGCTTATAATCCAAGTGGACCTAAAGCAGCGGAACTTGCTGCTAAGTTTAAAAAGGCGCGTGCGAAGGTTGCCGCAACAAAGAAAACAACTAAAATTTCTATTTTAAATAGATATATGTCAATTCTTACTGTTGGACTTCAATTACCTTATGAAGTTTTAAATGAATATACTGTATATCAATTGTTTGAAGAATTTAATAGATTTGAATTAAAGCAATCATTTGATTTGTATATTGATACTAAACTTGCAGGCGCAAAAGATGTAAAAGAAGTAGATAATTGGATGAAGGACCTTCATTCATAAATCTTATATTTTGAAATTAAACAAGGAGGAAAACATATATGAAATTTGGTGTACGTGAGTGCGCGAATATCGTATTTAAGGCTAAGTCTGATGTAAATATTGGTACTAAAACTTTTAAAAAGGGTCAGCCTGTTCTCTATATTGATACTGCAAAAACTTCCACAATGGAAGGAGCTGCTACTACAGTATATGCTAGTGGTGGACGTGGAAATACTAGATTAATAGGTTGGGAAGGTGAGAAGACTCTTACATTCACAGTTGAGGATGCTCTTTTATCTCCAATGGGATTTGCTATTTTATCAGGTGCGGGTTTATTTGGAACTGGTAAACATAGTGAGACAGACAAGATTCATTTCCATACAACTACTTATACAACAGTAAGTGAAGTAACTGGAGATGGCGATACTAAGAGTTTAGTTGTAGATTTAACAGATGCTATTGCAGTAGGAGAAGCAGTTTGTGATACAACAGGACTTACTTTTGTAGCTTTAACAGAAGAAGATGGTTCTATTAAGACTGTTATAGATACAAGTGCTATTGCTGTAAAAGATAACAAAATTACAATTACAGATACTACAGTTAAAGCTGGAGATTCTGTATTTGTTGATTATTATATTCTTAAAGATGAAGCTGATGTTGAAGAGTTACAGATTGATGCTGAACATTTTGCTGGTTACTACTATGTAGAGGCAGATACATTATTTAGACGTCAGAGTGATGGTGTAGATTTACCTGCTAATTTAACATTCCCTAATGTTAAGATTCAGTCTAACTTTACATTTACAATGGCTTCAACTGGAGACCCAAGTACATTTACATTTACTATGGATGCTTACCCAGGCTATACATTATTTGATAAGACAAAGAAAGTTCTTTGTGTAATGCAGATTGCAAATGATGAAATTGGAGCTAGTGAAGCAACAGGTCATACTATCATGGATACACATGACCATTCTTCAACAACTGTTAAAGCTGAAAGTGAATCAGACTAATAAAATATAAAGAGGGCGGAAACGCCCTCTTATTTTTGTTTATGAGGTGATAATTATGAGTGCGATAGGTAATTATATTCATTTAAATTTTAAAAATTATCAACAATATGGAACAGCTCAGTATGGAGAAAGCCCTCAATATTTTATAAATAGTTATAATGCTCAAAAAGCTAAAAATCAACAGCAAATTCAGGTATTAAAAAATAGAGATATTTCTCAAGCTACCTTAGAAGAATTAAAAAGAAGAGTTGCAAATGAATCAAATCAAAATGAAGCTAGACAATTAGCTCAATTACAATTAAATTATTCTCAAGCAGAAAATGATTTTTCTACAAATACAAAGGCTAAAATTTTATCTGAGGTGGGTAAAAATATAGGTAAAGTAACTTATTTAACAAATAAAAATATTATATCTGATAATAGTTTAGTAAAAATAGAAGAAGCTATTAAATATAGAAATAGACTTTATGATAATATTGATAGTTTAAATAAAGATATGGAAAATCCTAATCATAAATTTAAGGATTTAGAAGGAAGAATCCAAACTATTATTAATAATTTTGATGGTTTTTTTAATAGTTTAGGAATATCTACTATATATGGAAATCTTTCTTCTTTATTTAAGATTAAAGCGGATTCTAATACTTTAACGGCTTTAAAAGCATTTGTTCAAACAATATCGTTAAATGAAGCTAATAAGGCTACATTTAATGGTGTATATGGAGAAACTTTAGTAAATATGGCGGATGATGTTGCACAAAATCTTGGTCAAAAAGAATTAATTAATTATACAAAAGAGGCATTAAAAACTGGCGCTATAACTAGCACTTTTCAGATAGATGAAACTATGATTTCTAAAGAGGTACAGCAAATTTTTCAACAAGATACAGGAATTAATTTATATCAAATTAGAAGTTCTCAAAATAAAGTTGATGCTTCTATCACAATTAAAAACCAAAAAGTTGAGGCTTCTGTTAAAGCATATACTCCTAAAGGAAACATTTTAACTCCGCATTTACAAGATGTTAGTTTAATATCATCTTTAGTTACAACAGAAAATCAATTTGGGAATCACTGGTTAAATTTACATATGCAAAGTGCAAAAAATATGAGTTCTAATACTAGTGATGCAGATGAAATTTTAAAACAACATATCGCATACGAGGCGCTTGCCGCAGGTAACTTATTAAAAACAGATGCTACAATAGCAGATACTTTTGTGGCTATAGATGTTGTAAAAGGAAGAGTTTATGTTCAAAGGATATCAGATATTTTATCTAATGATTTTTCTAGTTTTATTTTTAAACCTGTATTACAAAGTCTTACTTTTGAAAATAATAGAGCAGATACTTGGGAACAAAGAATTTCAAATATTTTACAACAAATTCATCAAAATAAGATTAGTGTTTCATATAGAGTAAATATGAAGGAAATTTAATTTGACAAAAGAAAAAATTTGTAATATAATTATTATATAAAGAGATAAAAGGAGTAAGGAAAATGACAAAAGTAAGTTATGCTAATTTAAAATTAAAAGTAAACAGTGATATTAATACTTTTGATTTTGATGGACAAAAGATTGAAGTTTTAAAATATTTACCTATTGATGATAAATATTCTTTAATTAATATTACACTTCAAAAAGCTCAAGAAGATGGAATTTATAATCCAATGAAAATTGATATGTATTTTAACCTTCATTTAATATATATGTATAGTAATTTATCTTTTACAGATAAACAAAAAGAGAATGAAAATAAAATATATGATACTTTAAAAACTAATGGATTTATAGATGCTTTTCTTCAAGCCATGGAAGAAGATGAATATAATGAGTTGTTTAATTATATGGAAGCAGTAATCGCGGAAAGAACTAGATATAATACTACTACTGCGGCAATTATTTCTAATGTTATTAACAATCTTCCTACTAATGCGCAAGCTGCTGCGGATATAGTTAATTCATTCGACCCAGAGAAATATCAAGCAGTTATAGATTTTGCAACTGCGGCAAATGGTAATAGACCTTTAGATAATTCTAATGTAGTTCCAATTAAATAGGTCAAAATAGATTAAAAGATATGCCTTTACTATTAATAATAGTAAAGGCATTTTATTATGTTTAGGAGGAAAAAGGAGAAATGGCTAATAAAATTAATTTTCAAATTGGTTTTAATGTTGATAGAAGCGGATTAAATGAAATAAAATCTGCGTTACAACAAATTCAGCAACAAGCTAATCAAGCCATGCAATCTGGGACTTTAACAAATGAATTAAAGGAGGCTTCTACTGCCGCAAGACAGTTAGAAAGTATTTTAAATAGTTCTTGGAATAGCAAATTAAATCAATTAGATTTAAGTAAAGTTAATACTAGCATTAAAAATACTTATGGTAGTGTTAGCCAATTAAAGACTGTAATGGAATCATCTGGTGCTGCGGGTGCCACTGCATATAATCAGTTTGCATCTGCGGTATTGAATACTAATTTACAATTAAAACAGAGTAATAAATGGTTAGATGAAATGGCTATTACTTTAAGTAATACTGTAAGATATAATCTTGCATCTGCTATTATGAATAAAGTATCTAGTTCAATTCAACAGGCTTATTATTATACATTAGACTTAGATGAATCTTTAAATAATATAAGAATAGTTACAAATAAATCTGCGGATGATATGGCGGAGTTCGCTGTTCAGGCGAATAAGGCAGCTAAAGCATTGGGACAGTCAACTACTGCGTACACTAATGCGAGTTTAATTTACTATCAGCAAGGTTTAAGTGATGAAGAAGTTGCGGCTAGGTCAGATATAACCCTGAAAACCGCAAACGTAACAGGGCAGTCTACATCAGAAGTATCTGAAGAGCTGACTGCAGTTTGGAATGGTTATAAAGTTAGCGCAGAAGAAGCGGAATTATATGTAGATAGAATGGCGGCCGTAGCAGCATCAACCGCATCTGACTTGGAAGAATTATCTACAGGTATGTCTAAGGTTGCATCAGCTGCCGCAGCTCTTGGTGTAGGTGAAGACCAGTTAGCTGCTCAGTTAGCTACTATTGTATCTGTAACTCGTCAGGCTCCCGAATCTGTTGGTACTGCACTAAAGACTATTTATGCTCGTATGTCAGACATTGAAGCTGGGGTAGATGAGGAAGGTGCTACATTAGGCACATATTCTGGCGCTATGGCAGAAATGGGTATTAACGTACTTGATGCTAATGGTAAATTAAGAGATATGGGTGAAGTTATTGAAGAAATTGGCGGAAAATGGAGTGACTTCACTAGAGAGCAACAAATATCTTTAGCTCAAACTATGGCTGGTACTCGTCAGTATAATAATTTAATTGCATTATTTGATAATTGGAGTGATTATACTGAAACTTTAGAAGTTGCTCAAAATGCAGCTGGAACTTTACAAGAACAGCAAGATATTTATATGGAAAGCACTGCTGCTCATTTACAACAGTTAAGCACAGAAGCAGAAAAGACATATAATATTTTATTTAATGCAGATGCAATTAATGATACCGCGGATGCTATGACAGGGTTATTAAGTCTTTTTAATAATTATTTAACTGGTTTAAATGGTGGAATTAATTCTCTTGTTCATATGGGTAGTGTAGTTGCTAATGTTTTTAGCAATCAAATTGGTAAAGCCATTAGTCAAAGTGTTATTAATGTTGAGGCTTATAGGTCTAATTTAGACGCTATTGTATTAAAGCAAAATATTATAAGCGCTCATGCTGCACAAGGTGAAATTGTTACTTCAGATAGTGCGCAGGTTAATAAAGAAATTGAAATTGCCCAACAAATTTTACCAATTAGACAAGCCTTAACTCAAGAACAATATAATGAGTTAATGACAGAGCAGAAAAAAATTGGAGAATTAGAGCAAGAAATTGTAGAAATAGAATCATATCGTCAAATATCTGAATCAATATTAAATGATGCTAATGCTACAACAGCAGAGTATCAAGAAAGATTAGGATATGAACAGCAATTTTTATCAAGTTATAGACAGCAAGAGCAAGCTTTAATAAGAGCAACAAGATTATATTCAGAATTAACAGATGCAGATAAAACAGCTAGAGGTGGAGATTTAGAACGAATAGAGTTATATTCAGTCTTAAATGATTTAGATTTATCTATGTTACAAACTGAAGAGTCAAGAGAGGCTGTCTCTGAGATTATGAACGCTTTAGATGATGAAGAAATAGTTGATGCCTCTAAATTAAAACAAATCTTACAAGAACAGCATAACACTATATCTGAACAAATTAATACGGTTAATCAATTAACTGAAGCATTACAACATAAACAACAAGCTGAAGATGGGACTTTAAATAAATTAAGAGAAGAGCAGCAGGCTAGAGAAGGCATTGTTTCAACTGTTGTTGAGCAAACTCAAAGGCAGCAAATGCTAACACAAGCTATTTCTGGTACTATGACAATTATTTCTGGTTTGACGACAATATTAGGGGCAATTAAAACTGCTAATAATGAAAATTTAACAATTGCAGAAAAAACAGAATCTATTATCACTTCATTATTAGTTTCATTACCAATGATAATTAGTAATTTTAAAAATATAAGTCAAATAGTTCCAGGACTAGCTACTGGTATTTCATCTTTGGCTTTAAAAATCGCAGGACTCGCGGGGGTAGAATTAAAAACTACTACAGTTACAACTTCATTAAGTGTGGCTTTAGGAATGTTTAAAGAACTTCTTCTTGGACCCGTAGGGATAGCTCTTGGAGCTACATTATTGGCAGTTAGTGGAGTTGTCGCTGTAATTTGGGCATCTGTAAAAGCTTATAATGCAGATGCGGATGCCGCGGAAGCCGCAGCAGAACAAGTTGAAAATTTAACAGATAGATATAATGAATTAAATGAAGCTGCATCTAATTTAAAAGACACTATATCTGACTATGATGATGCTATTGATGCATTAGCGGATTTAGACAAAAGAACAGATGAATATGCAGAATCCTTAGAGGAAGCTAATGAAAAAGCTAAAGAATTAATTGAGACATATGGTTTATTTGATGATTGGTCTATGAAAAATGGATTAATTACAATAAATCAAGACGCTTTAGATAGTGTTTTAGCAGAAGCAGAAGATAAAGTTAATAATGCAGTAATACAAAAATATCTTGCTCAAATTAAATCAAATCAAGCTGAATTAACAAGTAGTTTTACAAATACGCGTCGTAGCATAGGCTCAGTAGTTCTTGATAATTCAGACCCATATTATGATGGAACTGATGTGCGTACTTTTACAAATGATGAAATAGAAGAAGTAAGTAATGCTTTTAGAGAATTGAAAAGTCAACTTGGAGATAGCTATGATGTTGTTTTAAAAGATAATGATGCTTTAGAACAAAATTTATTAAATTTAGGTAGTTTATCTGATATTGAGATAGAAAATATTGATGCTATTATTAAAAATAAAGATGCTTTTGATGAACTTGTTGATTCTATAAATAAAACTATAGAAGCTAATAATTATTATGCAGAACAATTATTAAGTCAGACTATTTCAAGCAAATATGGCAGTGAAATAACTGCAATGGCTACAGACGAAGAGGGGAATGTAGATACAGCTTTTGCGAATCAGTTGGTTGATATTATTACTAAAAAATCTATTCAAGATAAGGCTGATAGCGGAGATTTACTAGAAGATAAAATTAGTGGAATTGAAGATGATATTAAAAATGTTACCTCTAAGAATGATAAACTTCAAGCTTATTTACGTCAAACAGGATATATAGGTGAGAATGAAACTATAGATAATGAGTCTTTAATTAAATTATATGCTGAAAAAATTCAAAATTTAGATATTGATAATACTTATAAGGCTAAAAGTAATTGGAGAGGAACGACAGGAACTTTAACAAGCGGCACTGGAGAAAAAGTTATTGATAAAGTTTCTCTTCAAACTATGCGAGAGGCTCTCGCATATGATGCTGATTTTCAAAGTATTCAACAGGAATACGCTGATTCAATAGTTAATACAGAAGATAATTTTGTTAAGTCTTTACAAACTTTAGTTAGTAGCGCTGATGAAATGGGTAGGAAATATAATGCTGATTTTACATCTGCTATAATAAATTCTACGAGTGATTTTGAAGCAAGTGGAGAAGAAGGCATACCAACTATAGATTTTTCTGATATTTTTAGTGATATAAGTGCTAATGAATTAGAAGAGTTATTTAATATGAGTGCGGATGACCTTTATGAAGCTTTTGGTGGAAAAGAGGCTCTTAGTGAAATTGGTTTTGCTTCTGCGGAGGATTTTCAAGAGGCTTTTCAATCTGGTTTTGTTGGTTGGGAATGGAATATTGAAGATGCTGTTAGCAGCGCTATGTCTTCTATAGATGACGAAATTGATGCTTTAGGTCTTAGTAAAGCTAAAACTTCTGAATATAAAGATGAAATTCAAGAATATGCTGAATATATTATGCAGACTGCGGAGTATAATGAAGATTTTGCGGATAGTCTCTCTAAGGATGCAGATGCCGCGGTTACAGTTGCTAACGCAGTTGTTCATATGAATAAAGCTATTGACACTCTTGCAGATAATATAGATGATTGGTCAAGTGTATTAAAGAAGAGTAGTAAATCTAGTCAAGAATTTGGAGAGGCTTTAAGTGGAGTTGCAGATGCATTAGGGGATATTTTTGGGATTGATTCTACTTATATTGATAGTGATTTTATAACAAGCAATTTAGCTGAAATCGAAAAAGCAGCTACTGGTGATGAAGTTGCAATTGAAAGTTTAAGAGAATCTTTAACTAATGATATAGTTGTTAATATTGTTGCTCATAATGAATTAGACGAGAACATGACTCAAAGTTTAATGAATGATATTAATAATTTATTAGATAATATTCCTGATTCAATTGAAATAGGAACTTCTCTTGATATAGATAATTTATCAGCAGATGAAGCTAAATTTATGCAAGCTATGCAAGAAATTATTAATTCTGCTCAATTAACTGTTGACCAAGCTAATGCACTATTTGGTACAATGGGATTTGATGTTGAATTTGAAACTGCGCAAATTCCAGTCGAAAGAACTGGACACCAGACAGTTACAACAACTGAAGTAGAAGAATGGGGTGAAGTTCCAGGAATATTTAATACTCAAAAATATCCTAAAGTAATGAGTACTAAGACTACTCAAGGAGACCCTTATACTTATACTGAATATGTTGAAGCTGTTGCGATGTCTACTGATAAATCAGGTTCTACTCCTAAAATAAAAGGTATAACTCGCAAAGCAAATAGTTCATATAGTAATTATTCATCTAAGAATTCTGGTGGAAAATCTCCTGGAACTAGTAAATCTTCATCTGGTAGCTCATCTAATCCAGATAGAATGGATAAGATGGAAGAAAAAGATGAAATTGATATTTTCCATGATATTAATTTACAAATAAAAGCATTAACAGAATCTTTAAATAGACTTCAAAAGCAAGAAGAGAAATTAACTGGTAAAGATTTAATTAATAATTTAAATAAACAGTTAGAAGTATTAGAGAAACAAAAAGCTGCTTATAAAACTAAAATTGAGCTTGCTAAGCAAGAAATGGCAGAACTGCAACAGATATTAGCTCTTCAAGGTATTACATTTGATGATGAAGGTTATATTAGCAATTATACAGAAGTAATGCAAGCTAAACTTAATTACTTAAATGATTTAATTGCTCAATATAATGCTATGTCAAAAGATGAACAGTCTAATTTTAAAGATACTATCGAGCAAGCTAAGACAGAGTATGAAGAATTTAAAAAGAGACTTGATGAATATGATGAATTAATATCTCAAACCATTCCTGAGTTGGAAGATTCAATTCAAGATGCTATCAATCAAGAGATTGAAATTAACATTGAAAAATTTACAATGGAAATTGAAATCAGACTTGATATGTCAGAAGCGGAAAGAGATTTCAATGAATTTCAGCGGAAAGTGCTCAATCAAGCGGATAGAACTAATCCATTTAAGGATGCGGATGAGCTGATTAAGGACGCTCAGCAAGGTCTAAAGGATTATGAGTCTTATTTTAATACTGCGGGAACAGGAACTGGCTCAATTCAGAAATTAACTGAACAAGTTAATAGCACTATGGACCAGATTAGACAGATAGAATCTGAAGGTTGGGCTTCAGCTTATGGAGATGATAAAGTTTCCGCGATGGAAGATTTACAGAAATATTATGAAGAATTAATGACTGAATTAGAAGATATTGTTGATTTAGTTGATGAAATTAAAGATACATATCTTGATATGATTGATGAAGCTACTGACGCTTTTGAAAAGCAAGTAGACCAATATGAATATATTTTAGATTTAATTGACCATGATATGAATGTAATTGGACTTCTCTATGGCGATACCGCATATGCGCAAATGGCTAATTATTATTCTCAAATGGAACAAAATAATAATAAAGAATTAGACTTCTTAAAGAAACGTGTAGCTTATGCTAAAGAAATGATGGATATAGAAACTGATGCAGAAGCTAAAGAAAAATGGGAAGAAGAATGGGAAACTGCATTATCTGAATTGAATGATGCTGTTGAAGATGCCGTTCAGAATCTCATTGATAAGTATACTAATTCTATTAATCAGATATTTGATGAATTAAATAAGAAAGTTACAAGCGGATTAGGTTTAGATTATGTTGATGATGAGTGGGATTTAATTAATAAAAATGCTGACCAATATTTAGATACTATTAATAGTTTATATGCAATTCAAGAGTTAGAAAGTAAATATGTAGATGCCATTAATGATTATAGTGGAAATATAACTGCTCAACAGAAATTAAATAGTTTAATGGATGAGCAGATAAGTATGTTACAAACTAAAGATAAATTAACTCAATATGATGTTGACCGCGCTAATGCTTTATATGAGATAGCTCTAAAAGAAATTGCTCTACAAGAAGCTCAACAAAATAAGTCAAGTATGAGATTAAGACGTGATTCTCAAGGAAATTATAGTTATCAATTTGTTGCAGACGAAGATAGTATTGCTCAAGCACAGCAAGATTTACTTGCCGTGCAAAATAGTTTATATAATTTAGATAAAGACCAATATAAAGAAAATCTTGATGAGATTTATGAATATTATGTTGAGTTTCAAGAGAAATATGTTGAGATTATGACAGATATGTCACTCACAGATGAAGAGAGGTTAGAGAGGACTAAATTACTACAAGAGCAATATGGAGATTTAATTAATGGACTTGTAGAACAGAATGAAGAGATTAGACAGAACTTGCAGGAATCTACTTTTATTTCTCTTGAAGGATTATATGCGGCAGATGCTGAGTCATTTGAAGATATGACTGGAATGAATATTGAAGCATTTAGAAACATGACGGATGAAGAATTAGATGTATTTATGAATACTTTAGTTCCTCAATGGGATTCTGGTGTTCAACATATGGCTGATGTATTCGCGGGTGACGGTGGTTTAATACCCACATGTCAAGATGCATTTGAACAGTTAAATGAAACTACAATGGATTATCAGAATAGTTTAGATGAACTGGAAGAAGCGGCAGGTATCGATTTTGACTCTATGGCAGCAGGTTATGACATGAATATAGAGGCTGCTCAAGAACTTCTTTATGCTAATGATGATTTAATTCTTAAGTACATGGAAGAAATTGATGCAATTCAAGCAGTAATATCTAACTTAAATGATTTGATTAATGAATATAAAGCAGCTCAGCAGGCAGCTATAGCAGCTACTGAAGCAGCTTATGCATTTATTCAAGCTCAAAATGCGGCTAATGCAGCTGCAGCGAGCGCTGTTAATGGCAATAATTATAATTATAGTTATTCTGCACCAAGTGTTTCAACTACGACATCTTCAGGTGCGAGTTCTACAGGAAGTGGTAGTAGCAGTACTTCAAATAAAGCTTCTTCTTCTTCAACTTCAACAGCTGCAACTGAACAATATAAATTAAAAGTTTATGCAAGTCAAAATGATTCTACAGGATATTATTATACATATAGTGGAAGTAAAGAGAGTTTAGATAGTTCTGGAGTAAAAATAGTTTATGTTGGAAATGAAGGCGGAGATTGGACACATCCTTATGAAGTATTTAAAAATAATAGAAGTGTAGGATATGCAGATAGCGATTATTGGACTAAGTATGATACAGGTGGATACACAGGTGAATGGGGTAGTGATGGTAAAGTTGCGATGCTTCATCAAAAAGAACTTGTATTAAATGCAGACGATACAAAGAATATTCTAAGTGCAGTAAATATTGTAAGAGATATTGCTAGTGTATTTGATAATTTAAATACAAATATCTTAAGTAGATTATCAGGACTTATATCTGGACTTGATACTTCTATAAGCGGCATTTCCGCATTTTCGGATACTCTTGAACAAAATGTACATATAGAGGCTAACTTCCCTAATGTACAGAGTTCAAATGAAATCCAAGATGCTTTCAATAACTTAGTAAATATTGCTTCACAACGAGCATTTAGCACAACTAGATAAATAAAGGGAGAGTTTAATACTCTCCCTTTTAACCATTTATGGATAATTAACTTGACAAAAAAATAATATTATGATAGAATTAAGAGAGAAAAGGAGATAAAGGTATGAATAGTATAGAAACCTCTATCTGTGATGCTATTGAATTAATTGTTGATAGAGCAATTTCACAGGCAAGCTATGATAAAACTATTCAAGCGACTATTGTAGAGTGTACAGATTCAACTATAGGTAAGTATAAAGTAAAATACCAAGATAGTACATTCTATGCTTATTCAAGCGGAACTGATGTTAGTTATACTGCGGGAGCCTCTGTATATATCTTAGTTCCAGGTAATGACATGAGTAAAGATAAAACTATCTTAGGCACAACTAAAAAACTTGGAATTAATTATGTTGCAACAGTAGAAGGTGACGAGGCATATGAAATAGTTGGAAGTAACTGTATTTCATCAACAAATAAATTCTCAATGAGTTCTTATAGAAAAGATGCTTATACTAAAGTTTTATATAGCAAGACTTATAATAGTAATCAAAATTTAATTACTTTAAATAAAACTGCTATTAATGAATATATAAAAACTTCTAATACTATAATATGCGGAGCTTTATTTAAAACATCTCTTCCTGTAGAACAACAATATCGAGGTAACTATGGTATTATTTTTGCTTTAGATTTTATAGATAATGCAACGAATGAAACAGTTACAAGATATTATACAATAGATGTAGATAAAATGACAGGTAATCCATATAAGTTAATTTCAGAAACTAGACAATATGGAATATTTGAAATAGATAATAAGAATTTTAAAGAAATTAATTATATAAGTATATTTACATATAATTTCCCTAATAGTAAAGATGAAAATTTATGTGTAGATGATATATTTGTGAATGATATTGAATTGTATGGCGCAGAGCCGCTTAGCGAGGATGATATCAACAATTATAGTTTAACAATCGCAACTCCGCAAGGAAAATATTTTGATGATACTTCTTTAGATTCAGAAGTACGGACCTTACAGGCGCAAGTCCGCGTGAAGGGCAAAGTAATTGATAATGATTCTCAATCTCTTCCTTTTTATTGGTTTATTGAACACGTTGGGGTAACAAGTAATAGTCAGTATTATAACAAATATGGCGGTCAAGGTTGGAAGTGCTTAAATAATTTTAATGTAATTTCTGCGGCAACTGCAACTGAAGATGCTATTATAGAATGGATTCCCGCGTCTTATAATTTTACAGTTAAAAAGAGTGATGTAACTGCAAAAGAAGTAAAATATAAATGTGCAGTTGTTTATGACGGTACAGTTATTACTAAAACTATTATTATTAAAAATTTATCATCTGAATATGATGTTTCTATTGTTTCAGATGTAGGGACTCAATTTTATTTTGATATAGGTTATCCTACGTTACAATGCTTAGTAGGCGGGAAGTCGCCTAGTGGATATTCTTACTCTTGGGCTGTTGTTGATAATAGCGGGACTTTTCAAAGTTTAGCAGAAACTCCGCAAGAAAATGCTGATTATGCTAGCACATTAAATGAATATAATATATTAATGTCTTTAATAGATAGTCAACAACTTATGTATGAGGCTAATAAAGAAAGAATTAATAATTTAAAGAATAAACTTGATGAATATGAAAAAATAACAAGAGTTGAAGGTAATACAATTTATCATTTAAATGTAAATACAATTACAAATTTTAGCACTTATCAATGTACAGTTTATTTTGCTAATTTATATATAGGTACAGCTTCAATTACTTTAACTAATAAACTTGAGGCGGAAGGTGCTTATAGTTTAATTATAAATGATGGTGCTTATGTATATAAATATAATGAGAATGGTGTAAGTCCAGCCAGCGCTTCATTAGATTCTCCTATTGATATAAAAGCATTAACATTTAATTTATATGATAATCTAGGTAATAGAATAGATGATGATGTAGTTAAACGTTGTAATATACAATGGATAGTTCCTTCTTCAAATACTATGATTAGTATTCCTAGTAGTTATACGCCAACTTCTACAGATGCAGAAAATAAAACTGAAACTTATAGTAATATAATGTCTTTAAGTTATAAGATTTCAGATAGATATGATATTACTAAAACTAGAAATAATATACAATTATTAGTTAATTATCAAGGAATGAGCTTATCTGCGGTAACAGATTTTACTTTTATAAAAGAAGGTGAACCTGGAACTAATGGTACTGAATTTACTTGTAAAATTGTTCCTAATATAGCGAGCGGAGCTACTGCACCTTTATATCCTACAATTACTCAATTAACTAATAAAAGTTGGTCGATTAACTATACTCCTGTTAATAGTAATAAATTCTTTAGAGCGCAATTGTGGCATAATGAAAATAAGATATTAGATAGTGTAAGTTCTGCTAATTCTACAGAAGGTAAAAAAGCTACTATTAAATGGAGTATTTTAAAGAATAAATATACAAGTAGTATTTCAGATACAAGCGCATTGAGTGTAGATGAAAGTACAGGGACATTTAGCTTTAGCGGCTTTACAGACACAACTCCCGCGCATATAGCTAAAGTTACTATTGAATATGATGATGTAGTTTACTATGCAACGATGCCAATTATTACTGTTAAATTAAGTAATAATAATTATAGAGTTAATTTAAAAGAATATACAGGTTTTAGATATGCTACATATACTTCAGATGGTCAAAGTCCTAAATATGATAATGTTAATCCTTTTGAAATTTTAGTTACTAAATATATTAATAATTATTATGAAGATATAGGTGTATTAAGTTCTTATGGATTAACTTATACATGGAGTTATTTAGGTAGAATATATGAAAGTTCATGGGTTAGTAGTATAAATTTAGGGAATAGAAGTGTTTCTGACACTCTTGCTATTAATCAAAAGGCGGTTAAACCTTTAGATAGCTTTGACGGACAATGTGTTACTAATGCAGTTGAGTGTATTATTAAAGCATCTGGAACTGAAGTAGCCAGAATACATATACCAATTCATTTAATGCTAAATAGATATGGAAATTCTGCATTAAATGGCTGGGATGGTAATAGTATTAATATAGATGCAGATGGCGGTTTTATTTTAGCTCCACAGGTGGGCGCTGGTATTAAAGAGACTGATAACAGCTTTACTGGAGTTTTAATGGGAAAAGTTAAGGAATCAGGACAGACTTCCGCAGATATTGGATTATTTGGATATGCTAAAGGTACTAGAAGTATCTTTTTAGACGCAGAGACTGGTAAAGCGAGATTTGGAGCTAATGGTAAGGGGCAAATAATTATTGACCCTGAGAGTAATAAGGCTCAGATATATTCAGGTAATTATAGCACATCTAATAAAACTGGTATGATGATTGATTTAACCACTCCAGAAATTAGATATGGTAGCGGGAATTTTTATACTACAAGTACTGGTATAGTTCATGCGATTAGCGCAGTTATTGAAGGTGATATCACTGCAAATACTGGATATATCGGTGGTAAAAATGGATTTGTTATTACTACTAATAAATTATATAATGGTAAAATTTCTTATAGTGATTCTTCTAATGGAATTTATATTGGAACGGATGGGATTGCTCTTGGTTCAAGTAATAAATTCTGTGTAGATAAAAATGGAAATTTAACTGCTAAAAGTGCCGTGGTTGAAGGAGAAATTACTGCTAAAAAGGGTAATATTGGTGGATTTACTATTACGAGTAATAGTTTATATAATGGTAAATCTGCTTTTAGTGATGCTAATGATGGTGTATATATAGGAACTAATGGTATTGCTCTTGGAGCTAATAATTCTTTTAAAGTTTCTTCAAGTGGAGTTATAACAGCGGTTAGGATTGATGGTGAAGCTGTAAATCAAATTAATACCATTATTAATAATTCAAAAGCTATGCAAACTGCGAATGAAGCTATTAATGCAGCTAAATCCGCAGCAGCGACTGCTCAATCAGCAGCTAATACTGCACAAAATACAGCTAATACAGCTAATAGTGCTGCCGCTACAGCTAAATCAGCCGCGGAGACGGCTCAAAATACAGCTAATGGACTAGCAACAGATGTTAGAAATACTTATAATTCAATTAATACTATAAATGGTTGGATTAATCAATTATCTGGTCAATTAAGAAACTTAGGGCAACCAGGAATAAGTTAAAGGATAAAAATGGAAGAATTAAATATAAATTTAAAATGTGAAAAATTTAAATCAGAAATTATAGATATAATTAATAAAAGTAATTTACCTATTTCTTCAGTTTATTATATCTTTCAGTTAATAGTTAAAGATTTAGAAGAAACTTATTATGATACTTTAAAATATGAATTAGCAAAAATTCAAGAAGAGGGAAAAAATAATGGACAAGTTAAAGATAGCTAAAGTTATAGATGAAATTAATAATTTCAATGAAGAAGTTCCTATTGGATGTGAAGCTGCAAATGTAGATTTACCAACTGGAGATACTTTACTTGATTTTATTGGTAATTGGAATATTAAAGAAAAGGGTTCTATAGCAAGTTATATTGAACAATTAGAAGAGCGTATTTCAGCTTTAGAACAATAATTGGTCTATCTAAATTAATCTCAATATATTTGATTTTAAAATATATTGAGATTTAATTTAGGAGGTTTTATAATTAATATGTTACAATTATTAGAAAGCTATTCCATATCGGAAATTATAATTTTCTTTATTGTTTTTTGTTTAGCTATAAAAGAAGCTATTACTTTCTATGATTGGACTAAAACGAGATTACAGCAAGGTTATAATAAAAATTTAAAAGAGAAAGAGGATAAAGATAGTATTAGGGCAGAACTTAATACAGTTAGTGATTCTTTTCATAAAAAAGAACAAGAAATGAGTGAAGGTTTTAAGCAAATTAATGAACAGATTAATGATTTATCTGAAAAAATTAATTTATTAATAAATTCAGACAAAGATGATATAAAAGCTTTTATTACAAAAGAACATCATTATTTTTGTTATCAAAAAAAATGGATAGATGATTATAGTTTAGATTGTATAGAAAAAAGGTTTGAACATTATAAACAAGAAAAAGGAAATTCTTTTGTAGAGAGCTTAATGGAAGAACTGCGGTCGTTACCCAAGCAACCTCCGCAATAAAGTAAAAAAGAGAAAAAAGGAGATTTTATTATGGCGGGAATTGGAAATAATTTATATCCTCCAATTGTAGATACATTTATGCCTGCTTTTGTTAGAACCCAGCCTTGTAAAATATATTTTTCATTATCTGCATATAATAGCTTAGATGATATTCTAAATGCACAAGTTATAGTAAATAATCAAAGTACAAATATGTCTGCATTAAATTCAGAAGGTTACCCTACTGGAATTAAAATAACTAATATTAATTCAGATTCATCAAGAGACTCAGATGATAAATATTATATAGTAATTAATCCTTCTGATTTAGAGGATGGGTTTGAATTAAATCAATTTTATAAAGTGCAAATTAGATTTACTAGTTCAAGTGCAACCGCACCAGAAGATACTAAAAAAATAGCTTCATGGTTGACAGATAATGAAAAATATTTTTCTGAATGGTCTACAGTTTGTATAATAAAAGGTATACAACAACCGACTTTATATATTAAAGGGTTTGAAGATAATACAAGTGACCAAACAATATTTACAACTTCAATTGTAGATTTTATTGGACAAATGTATTATTCAGCTAATTCTACTATTGAAAAAGAATATTTAAAAAGTTATAGGATTCAAATTTACAATAGAGATAAATTAGATACTCCATTAGCAGATAGTGGAGAAATTTTTTCCAATTCTTATAATCCAAATGAAATTAATTATACTTTAGATTATCAATTGGAAGAAGGAATTTCATATTCAGCTTACATAACTTATACTACTAATAATTTATATACTGAAACAAAAGTATTTAATTTTATTATTATTGGTTATGGTATTGAGAAATTAAATGCAACTATGACTGCGGAATCTGATGAAGAAGAAGGCAGAGTAAAAATCCATATATTAGGTAAGACCGTTGATAGATTTACTGGTAATATAACTATTAGACGAGCATCTAGTACAAGTAATTTTTTAATTTGGGAAGATATTTATACTGTTGCTATTATAGGAAGTGATATGCTTGATTTTACTTGGTATGACAATACCGTTGAAAGTGGAATCTGGTATAAATATTGCGCACAAAGAAGAAATTCAAGAGGCGATAGAGGTTCTATTATTGAGATAGAGTCTCCAATAATGATTTCTTTAGAGTATAGTTTCTTATCTTATGGAGATAAACAATTAAAATTAAAATTTGATAATGAAATTAGTTCATTTAAATATGTTATTGCGGAAAGTAAAACTGATACAATAGGCTCTCAATATTCTTTTATTAGAAGAAATGGCAATATGAAATATAGGCAGTTTCCTATGACTGGATTAATCACTCGCTTTTGTGATGAGAATAATTTATTTGCAACAGAAGAAGAGGTTTATCAAAGCAATATTGATTTATATAATGAGTATAATCAAGTTTATAAAATTAATGAATATAATGATAGAATATATGAGAAAAAATTCAGAGATTTAGTTATGGACTTTTTATATAAAGATAATGTAAAACTATTTCGCTCTACAACAGAAGGTAATATATTAGTTAAATTAATGGATATTAGTTTTACTCCTAATCAAACTTTAGGTAGAATGATATATTCATTTTCAGCAACAGCATATGAAGTTGCGGAAGCTAATATTACTAATTATAATACGTATAATATTCAGTCAAGTGGCGGATACGATACTTATCTTCAATATTCTTCTTCTAAGCTAGGACAGATACAAGAAGTCTTACCTGCTAATAAAGATATATTAAATATTATTCAAGATAAATATTCAAATAGTGCAAGTGATGGATTTAAAAATGTTGTTAATTATTTAAGTTATTTAAGAGTTGAATTTAATTCTAAACCTTATTTAATTGCGGATGACCCTGCTTTAGGAATCTTACCCGCGACTTCCGTGCAAACTAAATATGCTAATTTAATTCAAGGTTATATTCTTTATATAAATGGTAATCCTATCATAGTAAGTGATAAAGGATTTTATGAATTAAGGGATGAAGATATACAAATTACATCTTTAGCTGTTCCAGTTGCAAGTGATGTTACTATTGATTATATATGTAATTTAAGTGAAATTGAAAATGTTAGTACATTAGCTAGTCAAGTTTATTATTATCAAAAAGTTGGACAATGCTGGGGCAATTTTGCAGTTAATGAATCTATTATTAATAAGATTTATTTAAAATATTTACTTGATTATCCAACATATTATCAAAAATTAATTTCAGTTAATGGTGTTAATATAGAAGCTGACAGGGGAACTGTAGTTTATGTTAAGGACTCTTCTGACGATGATTTTTATAGAGAAGTTATAGGAGAGACAGAAACATTACAACTTTATAATGATGATGCAACTATTGAAGGACTATATTTTGGTGGAGTCCATCTTGATGAATATACAGGCTTAGATACTAATAATATGTTGCCTACTCAATTTAAAGATACTGGTATGAAAGTTACTAGTGTAGATGATATTGCTAGTCCTATTGAAAATGGAGTATATTGGATTGCTTCTTTAGGATTAGAAGTTCAAAATTATAACAATGATACAGATACTATAACTATTAATTCAAGTGATGTAGAATTAAAAACCGCTCAAGAGTATATGGTATATCTACAGCGTTATTTTGATAAAGATAGTAATAGATATATTTATTATAAAGGTCAGTGGTGTCTGTTTGGTAATGAAAATGATGTGTTATGTAGTGTTGACGCATTAGTTGATTATTATTGTGAAGTTATGAAAGGAGAGTATTAATGAAATATTCATATTTAAATGACTCTGCTTTCTTAAAAGAAATAGACTCTTTAAAACTAAAAGAACAATATGTAAAAATTGTTCTTTTAGACTTTAAAGAAAATCCTATTAAAGAAATTCAAGGATATGCAACTGGCGGAAATCTTAATTTAAATGGTTCTTCTAGTGTAAGAAGAACTGGAACAGTAAATATGATTGCTTATGAATATGAAAATGATTTAACTAATGTAAATAATTTAATTTCTATTAATAAGAAAATTAAATTAGAAGTAGGAATTAAAAATACCACAAATAAATATTCAGAGTATCCTATTATCTGGTTTCCGCAAGGAACTTATGTTATTATTAATCCTTCTATAACACATTCAACAAGCGGTGTTAATATATCTTTACAACTAAAAGATAAAATGTGTTTATTAAATGGAGACTGCGGAGGCATCATTCCTTCTTCTGTTACATTCCATGAATATGAAACTACAGATGAAAATGGTAATATAGTTTTAACATATCCAACTATTTATCAAATTATACAAGAGCTAGTAAATCATTTTGGTGGAGAGCAATTAGGTAAAATTATTATTAGTGATATAGATACCAGAATTAAAAAAGTTATGAAATGGGTTGGAAGTTCTCCAATTTATATTATAAAGAAAATATCTGGTGAAACTGTGCAATATATAGCGACAACTAATGAAGCTACAGCAGTTGCAGCAGGTAATTATAAAATGTATGAATATGGAGAAGATATAGGCTATATTTATACTGATTTTATTTACCCTGATGAATTAATTGGGGATGCTGGTAATTCTGTATGTGATATATTGGATAAAATAAAAAATACATTAGGTAATTATGAATATTTTTATGATATAGATGGAAATTTTATTTTTCAAGAGATAAAAAATTATTTAAATACTTCACAAGCATCTATAGAACTAGATAAAATGACTAAAGATGATTATTTAATAGATATGAGCAAAGGTAAATCTGTTTATACTTTTGATGATGGCTCTTTAATTATTTCTTATTCTAACACTCCGCAATATGGAATGATTAAGAATGATTTTATAGTATGGGGATTAAAAGAAAATTCAGAAGGAATAGAAATTCCAATACGCTATCATCTTGCTATTGATAGCAAACCTACTATTGGAAATACATATCCTTGTTTTTTTTATGAAGACCCCGATGATGGATTAACAAAAGCTAAAAGTCCTATTAAATATTCTAGTAAAAGTTATTTTCCTAAAAAAGGAGTTGCGGAAACCTTCTATATGGCGGAAGATACCCAGCTTATTTATAAATGGGATGCCGCTAATCAAGAATACACAAAAGTTTCTGAAGGTCAAGTAAATATAACTACTAAAGATTGGAGAACAGAATTATATTTATCTGGTGTTGAAAGTGAACCATTTGGTAGTGATTCTAATTATTATTATACTGAGCTTTTGAACGAATGGCCTAAGTTATACGACGTAGAGAAGGGCGAATTTTATGCTAGTGCATTAAAAACTCCAAGTGGAATTGAATATTATTTAGATTTTATTGACTCTACTGCGGCAATATCTGAGTTTAGCGTTTCTAATATCGGTCGCCGCACAAAAGTAGTTAGTGATGACAGTATAAATTGTATCTTTGAACCAGAAATACCTGATTTAATTTTACTTGATACATCAGATGAAGATATTGCAACTTTAAGAACAGAATGTGAAAATAAAGGACAAGATTATATTCAATTAGATAGTTCAATATATAGTATGATAGCTAGCGGAGGAGAATCTAATTCCGCATATGAAGCAGTAAGAGAATTATTATATCAATATACTAGTTATAATGAAAGCATTACTTTAAGTGCAATACCCATTTATTATTTAGAACCAAATACTAGAATAACAGTACGAGATAATGAAAGTGGTATTTATGGAGATTATATGATTAATACAATTTCTCTTCCTCTTGATATTACAAGTACGATGTCAATTTCTTGTACAAGAGCGCTTGAGAGATTTTAATATAGAAAGGAGACTACAATGAGTTATAGTATTGGACAATTTAGAAGAACTCAACTATCAGCTGACTCATATCAAAATCCTCAAACGTATACACTCACAACAGTAAAAAATGATTCTGGAATTACTCAATTTGATGATATATGTATACAACTTCAAGGAGCTAATATTTTAAATAGTAAAACTAGTTATTATTTAAAATTTAGAGTAAAACAAAGAACAGATTCTGTACAGGATTTTACATTAAAGTTAGAGAACTCTTCTATTGATGAAGATACCATTCAAAGTGTAGATTATTATAGTGTAGATTATGGTTCAGACTATACTTATTTTGAATTAATAATTACACCAAATTCTACATATGACCAAATTATTTTAGAATTAAATAGAATTGCTTTAGATTATTCTATAGAAAATACATTAAAAGATACTCATGGTCGAGTTATGTCATGTGAAATTATTGAATTTTATTCAATTTATAATGTTATAGATTATTTAAGTAGTTCTTATGCGGGACTATCTGAATTAAGTAAGATAGGTATCCAGGGTCCGCCTGGTCTAATTATGTGTATAAATGGAGAACAAATTAGAATTGGAAGAACTGGAATATATGAAATTAATAATGGATTAACTATTCAATCTATTGGATTTATTTTAAAAGAATCCACTTTTTACTCTGATGGATTAGATTATTTCATTATGGATTTTCAATATTAAGGAGGAAAAAGGATGTTAGGAAGTTTTTATGGCGGAAAAGCTGGCGCGTCTTTCGTTATAGTTAAAGATTATGCATCAGTTAGCGCCATGGCTGAAGATTTTACCAAAGGACCTCAATTTGAATTAGTTAATTTTGGAGAATATGTATTAATTAATACAGTAAATAAGAATGACCCTGATAATGGTAAGATATATCGAAGAGGTTATGATTATTTAAATGACCTTGGTGGAGCTTTATATGTTGGTACTATAGTAGGTCCCGCAGGTAAAGCGCCAATGTTAGAACTAATGACTATGATGGAAGTAGACAAAAAGCAAGCTACTGAAGGATATGATATTAGAAGAGGAGAAGGCTCATACGCTCCTACTGAGAATCTGGTTCCTGGTAAAGATGGTGATACTTATAATGATGAAATTCAATGGAATTACTGTAGTATCAGAGATGAAAATGAAGAAGACTGTACTGCTTATATAGGTTTTAAAATTCCTTATACAGTAATTGATTTTATTGCTAGTTCAGTAAGTCCATATTATAATAGAGATAATAACACTTCTAATTTCAGTAATACTGATTTAATAGATAGAAGTGATGATAAGCAACATCCATTTTATGAAAAATGGAATGTTAGTATTCCAAAAGGTATTAAAGGAGATGCTTTTAAAAACTTTAGAGTAATAGAAGCAAGTACTTCAATTCAAAATTACGACGGGCGCGATGATGATATAGATAACAAAAGAAAAGTATTAGTATATGACTATTATCATTATGATAAATTAGAAAGCGGAGAGCCAGTTACTATGTATTTAGGTGATTATAATATGATAACTGGAATCACACTCGATAATGATGGTACTTTTACTATTGAGTATTCACATAATGATACAATAACCTATCCTAAATTAGTTAAGTGGATTACTTCTATTACATTAAATGGCACTACAGGCGCTTTTAATGTAACTTATAATGAAGGCACTAAATATGATACTAATTTACGCTGGGTTAATAATGTAATATTAGCGGAAGATGGAACAGTTACTTTAAAATATACAACAGGTAATGATGTAGTTTTAAATAATAAAATAAAATGGATAACAAGTGTTGAGGTCGCCGCTAATGGAACTATCACAGTTACCTATAATGATAAATCAACTGATGTTTTTGATAAAAAAATCCAATGGATTTCTTCCATTTCTTTAACTGATGAAGGATTACTAACAGTTAAATATAATAATGGGACAACAGATTATACTAAAAATTTAGTATGGGCTACAGATGTAAAAATAGCTGATGATGGAACAATCACAGTTACTTATAATAATGGAACTAAAACTGAACATGAGAAATATCTTAAAGTAGTCTCTAATATGAAAGTAAATTCTGATGATACTAATTTAGCTAGTCCGGGTAACCAAAAACTTCATGTAACTTATAATACAGGCGATGAAGAAGATATAGGTTCCCCATTAAATTATATTATGAAAATGGCTATTAATGAAGATAATTACCATTTCTTAATACTTTATAGCGACCCCGAAAAGAGGCAAGAACTAATAAATCAAGGGATTGCTGCAACTTATAATAATATAAATGGCTGGCTAGATTTAGGAGCTATTAGAGATTATAGTGGATTATTAATTGGACCTCATTTAAAAAAAGAAGATGATAATAATTTAAGTAGTTCTTCAACTATTACATCAGTTTATTTAAATCAATTATACCCAAATGGATTAACTGGAACTGATAGTGGTAAAGTAATAATTGTAGAAATTTCATCTACAGATAAATTCTTTTACGCTTTTGATTATGATGCTATGTCTTGGTATTATTTAGGTTCTTTATCTAGCACTCCAATTATCGTTGGAAAAGCTTCTGACTCTGATATTACAACTAAAATGAGTGCCTTAAATGATGGCGGCATTTGGTTTATACTTGAGGAGAACTAATATGAATGGCTTTTATAATCAAATAATTGGACCTTTTGAAGAGAATGAGGAAATAATGGATTTAATATCAGAACAAAATTCTGATATTAATTCTATTATTAAACTAGGTATCCAATCTAAAACAAGACATGAAGTATATATAAATAATGTTCTTTTTGAATTAGGAAAAACAGGTATATTAGAAACTGACTATGGAGTTAATATTACTTCAATTCGTTTTAATCAAAAAGAAGATGCAAGCACTATTATAGATTTTATATGCGAGTGAGGTAAAATATGGCGGTTTGTAAAAGAGTATCAGTAAAAGATGATGATGGAAGTTTTACTATGATTGACCTTGGAGCCAGTGCAGAAAATGTCAATTTAAAAAGTGGAACTAGTGTAGAAGATTATTTAAAAGAAGATAATTTTACAATAAAAGCAGATAAAGTTTTTTTAAATAGCGGGACTACAGTGGAAGATTATTTAAATCAAGATACTTTTGTTTTATTAAAAACTTTAAATGATTTTAGTTTAACAGAAAATGCTACTATTACATTAAATACGGGAGTTTCTAGTACAGATTTTAAATATTTAATGATATTTTCTGAATATAATGGAAGTACAATGGAGATTAAGCAAATTCCAATTCTTGCTTATAATAATCCAATTAAATTATCTTATTCTTTAATAGACATAGATTCAAATGGATTAATTTCAGTTCAATATGATATTAAATTAATATCTAGCACTGTATTACAAGTTGCAAATATTCGTTCAAATGAAATTAAAGTAATTGAAGAAGATGATATTAAAACTTTAAGTTTTAAGACTTTTACTGATGATAATGATAAAAAATATAAAATTACAAATATTTATGGTATTAAATAAAATACAAGCTGAGAATAGCAATTAATGCTATTCTCAGCTATTTTTT